AGAAAGGATAAACAATTAAGACGGGAATTCCAACCAGACAGAACAATAACCAACTTGCTCTAATGTCCTCTGCACGCTTGTGAATGTATTGTTTCTTACGTGCTTGTTCAATTTCACTTGCTTCCATCTTCTTCAACCTTCTCTTCTTTTTTGTCACTAACTAAGGATGCTAAATATAATAACAATCTTTCAACTAACTCGTCCTTTCCTTCTTGCTCTCCATATCTATCAAGAATTCTTTCAATGTCGGGATAAAAATAAAGTCTTCTTTCTTCCATTTTCTTCTCCTTTCTTTTAGCCGTTGATCGACTCCCCACAATGTCGATCCAAACGGCTCACACTTCCCCTTCACTAATCTCTACAAGCTTATAATATGCTCTTGCTCTCGCTCCACAAACACACACTAATCCAACACTAATTTCATCTTCTATCTCTGATTTGAGTTGTGTCCTGATGTCGACCAGATATTCGTGTCTCCCATCATAACTTTCTGGACAGGGGGGAACTTGTAAGTGAGCATGAGTAGAATCACACATAAATTACCTCCTTTCATTAAGGCAGGACTGGCAGGATAGCCACCAACTCCTCCTCAGAGCCTACCTTCCTTAATAGCAATTAAAAATACGGTTGCCAGCTTTGTCTCTGGCTCCATATCTTGAGTTATCTCATCTATAATTTCCAATTCTTTATCAGTAAATAATTCTTCAAACATTTTTTTCTTTCATTTAAGGCAGGTCGGGCAGAATTTCTTCCTATTCCTTTTCTTCAAAAGTATAGCATTTGGCAACATCTCCAGAGGCTGATTGGCCACCATACCCGATTTCTATTTCATCATTTCCACATTGATGTTGATAGGCTTCTCCATCTTCAGGCTTATGGATATAATAGATACATTGCGTCATTTCACAAATTACTTTAACCATCTTTTTCTCCTTCCAATAGGATAGGTCGGGCAGGATTCTCCACTGATATCGTTGTTCCTGCATTTAATGACGGAGAATGGCTTTCACCTCCGACCTGCATACCTCTTATACAGTTTTCTAAAGTGCTTATTACACACAAACTTGTAGCCGCTTTTCGTTGGTACGCCACAGGTAGCAAACCTTTGACATTTCCCATACTGACATCCTCTCTCAGGCGCTGGCTCTGGATCTGAATATCCCAAAATATCGAAAGCCGTCTCTAAGGCACTTAAGCCACCAGTGGTTATCCTTGGAGGATTATCCAACTGATAGGCAAATTGGTTAACCATCTCCTTGATACAATTAATCAATTCATATTCTCTATCACGCATCTGACTCGGCCTCCTCATGGCGCACCCCAGGCTGGTTACAGTTTTCTTCAAGTTTCTTCATTTCTTTCTCTCCTCAAAAAATTTAATAATCACTCTTGCCATTCCTATACAACAACTTAAGCCAGCTCCAGGGTGGTAACATCCCCAACCTTGCAACTCTGCTGTATTATGTATCAGGTCTGCTAATTCTTTTAGCAGAAGCTGATCCACGTCTTCACTCTTTATTCTCATTCTCTTTCAACTCCTTCAATCTCACCCTTGCTATTCTTTTGACTTTTAATCCCAATCTATCTAATAATTCTTGATACTTTTCTTGTATTTCTTCTACGGTTTTAGGAAACACAAAGAAGGATTCAGTAAGGACAAGCTCAGGAAAGTTTTCTTTTAAACCAGTTACTATCTCTACATAAAAAGTAATGTCTTCAATACCAACCATCATTATCCTCCTTTCTTCTTTGGTATTCCAAAGTCTATGTTTGAATCTGAAAAAAGGTATTTTCATCATTTCTTTCCCTTCTTATCTACATGAAGAGGCCCTATTTTTAACGCCAAACTATCCACATCCTTAATAATAGATTTTTGCTTCTCTTGGAGCGTGCTAATCTGATTCTGTTGGAAAATAAGCATAAAGGATAAGGATGTAGCAAGAATACCAATGATAATACCGAGAAGTAAATCCTTCATTTTGCTATCTCCTTATGCAATATGCATTACGCATTATGCCATATGCATCATGCATTATGCCCTATGCATTATGCGATATGCAATCTGGGTAACTTTCCTTCAATGCCTTCATCTTATTTTGCACAAACTTTTGCCATGCCTTGCCTGGTACATGACTTGGATGGTGCAGGCCCAGGCGCTTATGGTGTCTTGCACGCTTAGATGCTTGGACCTTACTCATTTGAATATCTTTTGAACTTTCTCAATTAGAGAAAGTCTCCTCTTTGGGGGGTATAATCCAGAACCACATAAAGTGCAATGTGTGTCTGTGTCCTTATTTTTTATTCCGCATCCTTTACATATTCGGTAATATCCTTCTATATGCGTAGGATTTCCTTCGGTATCTACATCAATAGCATTTTCATACATTTCAATTATACTATCCACTTTTATGTCGCCTCCTTTCGTTTGATTTTTGGTACTTTACTCAATAGTCTCATTTCTTATCCTTTAATTTCATGGTCTATTGTTATCATTAACAAAATAACACAATTCAATACAGTCATGGCGAAGCATCCCCACATCACATTTACCAATTCAATGAATTTGGGGTAGGCAGAAGCAATGATAGATATAGCCAGAACAGCTAAAATAGCATTTAATGCTATAATATGTCCATATTTACTCATTTATATCCTCCTTTGTAAATACCCTCAATTGTCTTACCTGTTCAATTGCAATGCCCTTAATATTTCTTATCCCTTTCTTAATCATATCCCTAATTGCCTTATCATCCACTACTTCCATCCGCAATTCTTTAGGCACTTTGGCAAAATCCACCACCCGATATTTCCACGAATCGGCAAAGGCAATCTTTCCCCCGTTTTCGCAAGCAACACTCTCCCCACTTTCCGCTTCTTTCACCATCCTCTCTCTATATTTTGCCTCAATTTCTTGCAGAGGTTCGAGGGCTGGCTTATATTTGGAGGCAATATCATTGATCTGAACCCTAAAAGGTTCCGATTCCTCCTTCTTTCGAGTTTCCAATTCTTTTACTTCCTTTACTATTTCCACTAAAATAGGGGCCGCTTCCCTTACCCAGCTATCCCCACTCATTTTCAGATTCAATATTCTTCCCGCTTCCTTGATTATCTCCATATACTTCCTCCTTTAGTAATTTAATCGTGTTAAATCCCACTCGGAAATTTATTCCTATCTTCTTAAGTAATGACTTTTCGAGGGTCTTGCGAATCCACTCATCTTCCCCTTCATAACAAATGAGCCTTGTGACTTTCATTAATTCCCTATTAATGCATGGTAATCTTTGCAGAGTTGCCTGAATCTTTCCTCATAATGATTCTTGCTATTATCAATATACTCCCTAATTTTTACTTCCCCAGGAGATTCTCTGGGCAAATTCACCGCTAAACATCTTGTCACTTTTCTCTTAGGATTTCTCTCATTCCACATGAGGCGATACCCAAATAACTTAATCCCTATCTCATCATATAAATGCCCTGTCTTAATATCGCAAATAGATAGACACTTATCTCCCTTAAGCCTTCCAACTCGGTCTATTGTACCAGCTACCTTTAACTCCTCTGACCATACAATCTTCTCAATAGCGACCCATTTGCTTACAAATTTTTCTACCCATGACTCCCACGCAAGTAAAGGTATAAGAAGATTTTTGCCTCCAATTTCATTCAACATATCATCAATTTTTATACAATCTTGATGATCATGATATTCCGTAATCTTATGCACTTTACTGCCCCAGGTAGAGGCTTCCTCACTTATTTCCCTTGCTGCATCTTCCCCTACCCGCTTTTTCCAATTGCGCAGAGCAATATTAGGTACTTGCTCCACAATTGCCGATAATCGAGGATATTTCTTACCATTTATTACGTAAAAATTACCATCCAATTTAGCGGGCAAATTTTCTCTCCCTTGTTAGATATTTAGGTATACGATTATATGGCGGCCATTCATCATATGTGTCAATGAAATCAGATGTACCCCAAACAAGACGCTTATTCATGATTTTTAGCTTCTTTTTACTATTGAATAAAGCCTGCGCTTCATTTAACCTGGCCGCTTCTCTTGAAAACCCCATTACTTCCCCTATCTCTTCAAGGGTCATTTCTTTTTCATTATTTAATACACAATTGCCAAGTTCAATGCAATGAATATGATGCCTGCATTCAGTATCTTGGCACAATTGACCATTAAAATAATCAATGCACCCAATATCTTCTGGCAGGAGCACCACTGACATTGTTCCATTTCTGCATTCAATATAATCAGGGAAAATGACAATTTGTTCAAATATTTCTCCCTTAACATGAAATATCTTTTCCATGCTTTTCTCCTTTCTGGATAGATTGAATAGATTTGGCGAGGGTGTGAGAGGTCAAAAGAGGATCCTTTCTTATTGTTCGGTTTGTTGCAATCGTTTACCAAATGCCTTTATCTTTTTAGGGGAGAATAATTTTGTACTTTTAGGAGATAATCTTTCGCCGCATTTTTGGCAGGTCAAGCGATATTTTAGATTTGCTAATCCACAATGGGGACATATTCGATCTTTCATGAAAGTATTCCTTTCGGGAGTTTCATATGAATTGAATGATGACCTTTTACAATAGAAATCTACTTTTGTCAAGGTATTTTTATTGCGCAAAGCCAAATATTTTCATAGTCTCGCATGAGGCTTGCAAAGAATAACAATACCTTGATTTTCTCATGCAAGCAGCCACAATATATGGGGTGAAAGCCAATTACTTCACCTTTCAAATAAATTTTATACATCTTCTTATCTATTCCTCGAAATAAAGGTTACTCTCTCATTTGTATCTTTAGGGCATACTTCATTAATCACTCTCTGCTTTCCATCTTCGCAGAGAATGTAAAGCCCTACAAATCCATGCCGGCTAAAAATAGCAGGCTTCAGCGGATTTCTTTTTGAAGCAATAACTTTGCCAGACACAAGTCTTTTGCCTGCCATGCCTGATACCTGGTCCCCAACTTTAGGATAATAATTTACATTGGTCATTATGAAATCACTCATAATGTCACCTCCCTTTATCATAATATTTGATTGAGGATGTTATTAGTTACCAATCTCAACCTTGTCGATAGGGGTTGCGTAAAAGCACTCCCTACAGACTGAGATAATTGTGCCGTCTATTGTAATAATATCATAAAGAACCCAAGTAATTTTTCCACATAGGTCACAGTAATGACACTTTCCCATGCTACTCACCTCCTTTTATAATATTGAGATTAAGTTGAGGGTCTGTTTCCTCTTTCGTATCATTATTGATTTCACCATAGTCTTTTAATTGCATCTTATAACTTTACTACTCGAATCTCATCATATGAGATTTTTCCTGCTAAAAGCTCTTCAATTGTCCTAACTATTTCTGAGCTTTGTTCTTTGTCTGATTCTGATAGCTCAATTATGATTATTTCTTTCATTTTAATCACCTCCTTCCAGCAGGTTTATAATGACTTGCAGTATAACGATTAGCAGTGATGCTGCAAAAGGTTCAAGGATGACAGCGATAAAACCCTTAAGAATTATCATGCCTTATTTTCTCCTATCTCTTTATATTTTTTTCATTGCCATTAATACGGCTGTAATCTTTTGATTTGTGTTCTGGTTGATGGAGCTTAACCTAATAGGCCCTTCTTCATTATCATATATTTGGAGATCAACATAAGGCATTTTTGCCGGTCCTTGGGCCTCTTCAATGGCACTGAGTAAGTTTCTAAGTAATTTAGTTTGCACTCGGATTGTCTTTACAGGTTTACCTTTAGGAAACACCCTGCCAAATTGAGGATATTCACCCTCAACTTTCTTTGATACTGTAATGTTTTGACTTTGGAGATCAGTCGTAAATATCTTAGCAAAAGCATTATCATTTTTGGTTTTAATAATGGCTGCATGTTTTTGAGTTGGAAACGTTACCTTTTGAGGAATAGACTTTTCGACCTTTTTGGCGTCATTTAAATCCAGCAAGAAAGGTTCAAATTTATCTGTAAGTTCACCTTCAGGCGGTGTAGGCATATCTTTTATATCCACTTTTGGGGCTGTCACAATCATTAGAGCATAGCCATCACATCCAACTGTATACTTGGGATGACAATAGATAGAATTAATTCTATATCTTTGTTCGTCTTTTGACGCTACTTTGGCCACTGTAAAATTTTCTTTATTATACATGGTATTATCTCCTTTCGCCTCGGTGTTATGCCGGGCCGTCTATAGTTAAAAGTGATTTCTTATTCATAATGGTTTAATATAACTCTTATCCCTGGCATAAACCAACAATTGGCCATCATTACTTTTAGTATTAAACTGGATACGGTAAGATTTTTTATGGATACTTAAAACTATTCCTTCCCCGAAAACAGGATCATAGACTTTTGAGCCTTTTGTTATGAGCGCATCATTAGCTTGTCTTTTGATTTCTCTATTTCTTTCGGCATCTCCCGCAACCCTAACATTTAGTAAATTTTCGGCTTTATTTCTCATTTCTTTAGCAATATGTAAACTTTCATGTGCCTTATTATCGGCTTGTATCATTCGGGCTCTCGTTGGGATATACCCAGGTTGAGTAATAAAAGCCCAGTCATGCCTTATTTCTGGGTTGCTATTTAATTGAGCCAAAGCTTTTTGTTCTCTTTTTTCTGCCCATTCTTTATACCGCTCAGCCTTCGCTTCAGCCTTAGCCAATCTAAAGGCTCTTATTTCTTCAATTTCTTTGGGTTCGCATCCAATACAAAAAATACCCATAGATTTTTTATACATAGCTTGTTCGCCAATATCTAAAGTTTTACCGCATTTTTTACATGTACCTTGATATTTGACAATTAACGTTCTCATTTATGTCATCTCCCTCTCTCCCCGTATGGCCGATAGGACAGCTAAATAAAAAAATAGGCTTCAACCTATCACCCACACGGCGAGGCTGAAGCCTAAGTCGAGGCTTTACGGGGAGCCTCTAACCTCTAAATTTTAGGAGAGTTTTACTCTCCCTTATAGGACTTCTTGGCCGCATTTACGGCGGCCCGAAGTTCCCCTATAGTTGCCTTCCGGTGTAAAAACCGGTCAGCAATCTCTTCCACGTTACCCCACTTCTTTACGTGGGGTTTTAGCTCAACCTCTTCTAAAAGGTTGAGCTCCTCTTCACACTCAGGACATAACTCCAGTAATCTTACCGGAGTTATGCGGCCGCACTTGCAGCAAGGGCGGCCTTCTTCTCCACCTATTGGGTGGGGATAGCCAAAGTTGTGGCTTTCTCGGTACAGTGCATAAGCTCTGTACCCATCCCGATCAAGGTCAGGCCGTCTCTCTACAGAGCCAGCTTGGCCGCCAAGATCATTCTTGGGGATATCCCAACTGGGATCCCCTTTTAAATAAATTATCATTTTCTCCTCCCTGCCAGGAGTACTGGCCAACCCGTCAAGTGTCACTCCGTCTCGTGGAGTGCGGAGTGGGTTAATCTCCACACGGGCTGGTTATCGGGTATCCAGCCAACCCTTTACCTTCTTATTGTACCTCCCTTGCGACCGATAGCGGCGGCCTTATCAAGAGCTAACTCCGCTTCCATTGCAGATTTTTCGACAACTCTAGGACCAACAGCGGCAGCAGCCTCCTGCGTAATCTTATACCATTCTCCGAGGTTCTTGGCGGACTCCAGGCGACTTACAATGTCGTTGAGTCCGTCCTGCAATAGAGTTTCGCGCACTTTCGGCCTCTTTGTGGTATCAATCCAAAAATACAGCGCATCATATGACTTTTTTGTCCATCCTTTTTTCATGATATTAATCCTCCTTTGTGTAGGGTTCGTAGCTTGGGACGTACCCAGCTCGATGTTCCATGTCTGTGATTTCACCGGCGCCAACCGTGGTCAGAATGTTATGGCAGGAGTCACAGTAATGGGCGATTACCCCAACTTTCTGCCCACCAAATCTGGTCCACTCTTTTTGGGAGTAGGCTTTCCGAGTATCAATCTTCGCACCGCATCTCTCACAGCGACCTTGATAATCGGATTCTTCCATCTCGACAACCGCATCGATGTTGTGGTAGGAAAGCGCTGCGCCTCGCCCAGCGTCCTTCATTGCCTGCCGAAAACGGTCAAAAAGTGCGGGGGTAAAATAGTCAATTTTAGGATGGACGATGGTTTCCACCGTCCCGTCTGGCCGTTTTACCGTTACTTCTGCTTTCCGTGGTACGATTACTTTCATTTTCTCCTCCTTAGCAATTTAGGCAGTACCCAAATTGGGTTACTACCTCTTTCTCGGTTACCCTGCCGCATCGAGGGCAGCGCATATTACGAGGATTGCGCAATAACGCCTCCTCGTACTCAGCCTGAGTTATCAGGTTGAGTCGCAGGCCAATGCCGATCAGAGTGTCCCTGTAATCATACACTCTGCCATTCGGCATTGTAACCGAGCGGCGGCCTGCACTAATATGGTCTTTATCCCTTCGATGGGAGGGTGCGGACTCTATCTTTATGTTTTGCTCCGCAGCCCGCTGGTAAATGAGATTTATTAAATTTTTCATAACATTTAATACTGCAACCCTCATGCCAACCCCAAACAAAAATCCTCAATGATTTCAATAGCGCAAACTTTGTCACTTGTCGCATTTTACATCAGACTGACAATTTACGTCCTGTAGAAATGTTGATAACTCGCCTAACTACTTGATTCTACAAAAGATAAAAATTTTATGCACAAACTAACAATTTTTGCGGTATGCGCCCAATAACATCTAAAATTATATTTACTCATTATCTCCTTGCCTAACATCAAATATTATGCTATATTAACTGCTTAGGAGGAGTATACATTATGCCATTATCACCGCCGGATATACCCAAACTAATAGGTACACGCAAACTTAGCCTTAAAGACCGCCGTTTCCTTGACTACTATTTACAAGGCAAACCACTTTGGCAATGCGAAAAACATGCTGGGAGTATGTCGAAAAATAGACAGTCTCTGGCTGTGGCCGGGTACGGAAGATTAAAGAAACTTAATATTGAGTTCGACCAACTTCTCGAAATCAAAGGACTTTCCGATAATTTATTGGCCGAGAAATTAAAGGAAGGCTTAAATTCGACACGTTTCAATTTTGCAACATTCCGGGGCAAGATCACTGATACCCTGGAAACGCCAGATTTTTCGGCCAGAGCTAAGTTTGCGGAATTATTAGGCAAAGCAAAAGGACGTTTTAGGGACGTCCAGGAACATACCGGTAAAGATGGAGGAGATATAATTCTCCAGGTTATCCCGCCCCGCCGGGCCACTGATCGCAAGGAAATTGACTTATGAAAGATAGATTTGGCATCTATGCAAAGTCTACATAGCCCAGAAATAAAGGATTTGCGGGCAGGTTTATTGTGGAAAAACAATTTACTTTAATTATGGATTGTAACTTATTAAAATAATGTATGTTTCTAATTTGGATATTATAGTCAAAGTAGACAGAATTAGATATTATCATACCCTGTTTAGGTGAAGGGGGAGGATAGTGATGATGACAAATAGGATACCATACCATATCTATGGGAATAGTGGGAAATCAAAAAACCATGGATACCCCCCTTGGGTCGGGGAGCATATATATGGTAACAAGGTCTCCCCCCATCCAACTCTACGCCATGCGCCAAAAAATTCTGTTAGATGCCATGCGCCAAAAAATTCTGCCCAAATAAATGGGGCAAAAATTCTGTCCAAATAAATGGGGCAAAAATTCTGCCCAGGCAGGTAGGTCGGAAAATTCTTATGTCTTGCATACGCCAAAAAATTCTTACCTCGCAGATGAGGCGAAAAATTGTTGTCCAGAAAATTATGCCTAAAAATTTCTACCTGGAAAATTGGGCCTAAAAATTTGTGCTTGAAAATTTCTGGGGGAAAATTTAGGGGGCGAGATTTACCTGGAAAATTTCTGTGGACAAAATTGCTTGGAAAATTTAGGAGACAAAAATTACCTGGAAAAACTGGTATGCAAAATTTACCTTGGAAAATTGGCGTGAAAAATTTACCTTGAAAAACTGGCGAAGTATGTTAAGGTAGAAATAACATGTTGCATATTGTAGCATTCATTAACAATCTCGCAATTGATAGAGTGGATATTCTCAATACAGGAATCACCAACCGCAAGGGGCAATATAAGTATAAGGTATCGGCATTGGACCATGGCGAAAAGGTAATGGAAGTATGGCATAGGCGGGAAGATGGGTGGATGAAGCTAACAGAGAAAGCGTGTAGGGCAGTACGTCGCCAAAAGGAGGGCACAAATGGAAAGAGATGAACTTAGATTGATGTGTATTAAATTAGCATTAGAATTAGCGTTAGAATACGACTCAGATAAAACAGATAAAATAAGAGAGTCTCAGCTTATAGACAGAGCGCAAGAGATTTATAAGTGGATTGTAGAGGAGCGGGAAAATTAAGCATTACTGCCGTCAGTGCGGGATATGCTGCCGTACTTCCCATCTCCGTCTCGAACAGGTCAATTACGATCTGAAGTGGGTGGAGGGGCGAGGTGGGAGAGTTGTGGGGGAGCATGTATATGTGCCATCGGTATGTAAATGGCTCACGAAGGATAACAAATGTGCGGTGCAGGATGCCAAACCAGAATACTGCAAGCTGTTTCCGCTAAATATTGGCCCGCAGCCGTGGCTATTAAATATGGGATGCAAATACTTTAATGAAGATTAGAAATCACTACTTTATCCCTTCTGCTGAGCCTACATCCTTAAGTATATTAGATACTTGGTGGAGAGGTGGTTGAGGTGGATATGGATAAAAATACCTGCAATAATGAAGAAGTGAAGGAGGCCCACAATAATGGGGTAGTGGTGGTAATATGGGGGATGTATGGCACATTCCTTGATGCGGAAGGTAATATTATGGCTACATGGAAAGCAAACCCATCTCCAGATAGTATAAGAGATTTGTATGACTGAACTATTACAGGTTAAGCTACTTCCCAATCCTACCCAATGGGATTTCATTAAATGCGATGCGCCTGAGAAGCTCATTGTTTCCCCCAGAGGCGAAGGTAAGACACAGGGAGGCATTATGGATATGACTTTCTGGGCCTCGCTTATTGATAAGCAATATCTGCCTCTTCCTTGGGCCATAGTGCGTGATACATGGACAAACCTTGACCGAACCACTCTTAAGAGCTTTACTCTTCCTCAACCAGACTCATTCGCAGCCCAAATACGGAAAATGCTAATTATAAGGGATGGTGGCAGATATATAGAACTTCCAGGAAGGTGGACAGCCTACCTTTTTGGGGTAGATTCCCCAGACGACCTTAACCAGTTACAATCCATGCAATTATTCGGGCTATGGATGGAGGAAGCTGCCCCAGCCATGCAGGAGGAAATTGGGAGAGGGATAGCTGAAGAAGTGTGGACAATTGGACTTACCTCACTCCGACATCCAATTATGTCGAATGAGGCGTCTGAGTTTATAGAAAAGATGGATGCATTGGGAGGAAAAGAGCGCCTGACACCTGCCGAGGTCAAGGAGGGACTGAGGATGGGAGCTCTGGTAAGGACAGACTTCGGGAATGGACCAGAGATATTGGTAAAGCGAAGGCACGGGATGATAACAGAGAATTATCCTGCCGAAGATCACTGGACATGGGTAAGGTTTTATGAAGAGGGGGGATGGGATAGGAGGATGTTCCGAATCCCAAGAGGAGAGAATCCGCACATTGATATTGTCTACCGCAAGACAATGGAAGCATCACTTCGGGGGCGGCCTGACTTGCTCGATAGACTGGTTGTAGGTAGACCTGCCCATGTCCAGCAGGGGGTTGCGGTAACCCCTGAATACCAGGCAACTAAGAATAATGGCCCCTGGCATAGGTCTGATAAAGACCTTGACCCTATGCCAAATCAGACTACGTATAGATTCTGGGATGGAGATATGCACCCATCTGTGGTATTTGCTCAATGGACGCCCAGGGGAAAGTTCATTGTCACAGATACATTGAGGGCGCCTATATTGGGATATGGGATGAAGCAATTCTTAGATGATCAGGTAAAGCCACTTATTCAGAACCGCTATCACGCAATCACTAAGTGGCGAGATTTAGGCGATCCTACTCTTGCGGATCGTGACCCATCTGATAGTTCCCAGACGGCAGCATCCATTATTGAGAAAGAGTTAAATACCAGATATGAAGGGGGAGTGTTGAGGTGGGGGCCGAGAAAGGAGGCATTGAAGCAGCTTCTACTATCAGAAATAGGAAGCGGGGAGCCTATGTTTGTGGTAAGCAAGCATGAGAAGATACTCCATAGGGCATTATCAGGTGGGTGGCACTATCATAAATCTGCCAGTGGCAAGGTATCAGATGAGCCTGATAATCGGGATATTAACTCACATCCAGCCGCAGGGTTGTCGCATGGCATAGCTAAATTGTTTCAAATGGATAGGGAGGCGAGGATTAAGTTACCAGCAGGTAGAAAGAAGGCAGCAATTGCAAGTTCAGTACAATCACTGTATGGAGGGTAGGAGTAAACATCCATGCGTAAATATCTATGTAAAAGGAGATAGTTGTGAGTGTCCATATTGCGAAAAAATGTAAACATAGTATAATAACCGTATGGATTGATGATGGTGTATGCTCAGAGGCGAAATCGTGCAGTAATGTGCAATGTCCATATAGAATCAAGAAAAGGAAATGATAAATGTTAACCGATACTTCCCCTGACCTGGAAATAAAAGTAGGAGATATTATATGGGTATTTGACATGATCATGGATATGAAGATACCCTTATCTGTGGTGGAGGTTATGGATGATGGGGGATGGAAGGGGGCATTGACATGGACATGGGGAGAGGCGTAGGCAATATGGGGGCGGAAGTGAATGTAAGTAATATGGAGATAGGGACAAACATAAGCAATATGGATGAGGAGCGTCTGTGTCCCTGCGGAGGCAAGATTCGGGAAGGCGAGAAGATTTGTGATATGTGTAAGTACATGAATTCAATATTTAATCCTGCTCCAAGAGAGTTTGAGAGTAAGCGAGATATAGCAATGAGGGCAATTGCTGAGAGGCAGGATAGGAAGATGATGGTGATAAAATGATAAAATTACTGTGTCCTAATAAGTTAGAATTAATTTTTATAGCTATAGAAATGGCTCTCTTTATACTCGGAACAATCTTACATATGCTTGGATGGTGATAAAATGAAGAAAGGTAAATGGACAGAAATATTTACCCGTAGGCATGATGTCATTCATGATGAAATGGAGTTGAGTGATGGTAAGCTCCATGGCCAGGGATGGGCATGTACATGCGGATGCAATAAGCGGGTACCGCACCGCAAGCACAGCGAGGGCCCGCCAAGGGAATTGTGCGATAATGGGTATGTGCCGACTACTGGGGGAACAAGTGAGGCATATAGGAATAATTATTCAAAAATAAAGTGGAATAGTTCAGGGTCGAAGGACAAGAATTGATTTAAATTACAGCCCGTAGGTATATCGGATTATGAATGAGTATGAGATAGATGATTTCATAAGATGGAATAATGGAGGTATTTGATGAAATTAAGACCAATCGAGGCTTATGTTGAAATTAACAAAAAGAGAGAGAAACATATTTTTATTCGGGATATAGATGATGATGATAGTGTGTGGATGAAAGTAACCATTTATTCAGATAGGGATTCTGAATTTATTCAGGATATAGATTACTGGAATATAGGAGAGCTTGGCGATTTTGGGAAAGCATTGGTGGAGGTAAGATCATGTCTATCATAAAGCGAGTAAGGCATATCGCCAAAACTATGACTTGATTCGCTGGGATAAATGAATTAAGATAAATATAACGCTCTACCATGAGGAAACTATGCCTGATGTCATAGATGATAAAGAACTAAAGGAAAGAGAGGAAGAAGCGATTGCTATTGCGGGAGAGGATGACCAACATTTTGTCGATTATTGCATAGAATGCGCTACCGAATCCCGAAGAGCCAGAATAGATATACTTGACGCCATGACCTTACTCTGGGATGCCTACCAGAACATTATGGCATTTGGCGATAAGGAAGCATGGCAATCACGAGTCACCACCAATAAGCCATTCACTGCCGTAGAAAGAGCAGTGTCCATCATCAGAAGGGCCTTCCGAGATCCCAACTACATTAATGTGGAAGGAGTAGAAGTTAATGATAAAAACATGTCATATGAGGTAAAGAACGCCCTACTTTTCTGGTCTGCCCCACGAAAAATCGACTTTCCCCGAAAATTTGCTAATTCATGCCGAATGGCTTTCGCCACTGGCACCTCCCTTGAGCTTATCCCTCGCTGGGAAAATGGAATGCTACTTGATTGTGCGGAGCCATGGAAAATATTGCGTGACCCAGATGCCCTGACAGGGGAACCGTGGTCGGGCAATTATTGCATCCATGAAGAGTGGCTTGATATGTGGACGCTTCATGAAGCGGCAAAAGATGGTTACTATATCAACATTGATAAAGTAAAGGAAGGGGGAGCGCCTACTGGGTTACAGGACTCTAAGGAGGAGATAGAGCGCAGGAAGAAAATGTACTGGGATCGCACCAAGTATCGAAAGTCGGTTCTTGTGCGGGAATTTAATGGCATAGTGCTTGATAAGAAAGGGGATATGCTTCTCCCTAATGCAAAATATACAATTGCGGGTGAGGTGCTTATCAGAAAGCCAGAAGTGATTCCTTTTGTAAAAATGCGCTGGGCAGGTACTTCCTTTGTTCCCATTCCCCATATTCTTCGCTATGACGGAAGAGGGTTGATTGAGGGAGTGTTTGATATTTGGAGAATGCTCAATAATATGCTAAGCCTCACCATGGATGACTTTTCGTGGGTGGTGAACCGTATGCGGGAGATAGCGCCTGAACTGATGCTTGATCCCACAGACCTTGATTTTTATCCCGGTAAGGAAGTCTATCGCACCACAGATATGATACAATATCCAGTAGTTAAGGATGTCTTGACAACTTCCAATATTGAGAAGATTCTCGCCGTGGCGCAATATGTCACTGGCCTAATTGAGGAAGGGGATTTTGTAAATGCTATGGCGGCAGGGTTGCCTGGATATAGGGAGCAGATTACAAAAGGGGAAGTGGAGATTAAGACTGAGCAAAGTTTAGGCATATTTGATTCCATAGGGGCGGAAATAGAGAGTGGAGCGGTCAATGTAGGATATTCCCTTTTTGAGACAATGGTGCTAAACTGGAATGGGTTGTCTGACCCCACTCCGACAAGGGTATTGGGAGATAATGAATTTACAAGATTTCTGGAAGGGGCAAGTCTTGATGAGAAAAAGCAATTCTTGTCAGAGGAGTGTGATTTGAGCATCACGGGAATTTCTTCTCAACTTAAACAGGCAGAAAAGTCGAAATTGCTAATGGCAATGAAGGCATTTACAGATGACCCGAAATTTCAGCCCTTCTTTAAGTTAAAAGAATACCTTGATGAAGTAATGGGGGCAATAGGAATGTATAAGGCCCCATTCATAAAAACGAAAGAGGAGTTGGAGCAGACCCAGATTGGGGAGCAATTGGTCGAGAAGTTAGGGGAACTTGTGGCATCGGGCGGGCCAGAGGTGCAGGCAAAGATAAAAGAGTTTCTGGATTCATTAGGAGTAGGGGGACAGGTGCCAGAAGTAGGGGGACAGGCACCAGGAGGGCCACCGCCAATGGCAGGAGAGCCTGCGCCGACACCTATGGAAACTGCACCTGCTGGGATGCCTCCTACGGCCTAATGTTAAGTTACTATTTGATAGTTAACATAAGTTAACAGGGAGGATTGACATGATAGAGCATAAAGCAGCGTTTACATGGGATGCGACAGGGCACGCAGAGCAGACTTCGACATTTACAGGTGTGCCAAATGGACTTACACATACATTTGTAGTTGTGGCAGGGGCTACTGATAACAATGTGACTTTTACATTGACACTCCGCAATTCCCATGGAGTGTCGCTATTCTCGAAGGCTTCTATTGCCGATGACGGGACTACGGTTCTGGGGCCGAGTACAACTGAAAACCATGAATGGCCATTTATAGAAGGCGGAAGCATTGGGATTGATCCGAGCGGGGATGCAGGTGCAAGCGGGGCGCAAGTGACTGTTTATGTCTATGCGGTAAAGAAATAAATGAAAAATATCCACATTTCCTTCATAGAGGAAGCCATCATGAATCCTGATTACAATGGCTACATTGGGGGAAGAGTGGAAGTTACGAAGCCAGATGATACTTTCCACTCTGGCGAGATACGTTTCTTCACAAGAAGAATAAGGGAGTTTAATAGATTCAGGGATGCATGGGATATGAAGGAAGTAAGTCCAACCGAATTAAGGATGATTGAGACAGAGATTGCGAGACGGTTTAGGTTGAGGTAGGAGGCAGGAATATGCCATTTAAGAGCAAGAAACAGATGCGGAAGTTTTTTGCTATGGAAAATAGGGGAGAATTGCCCAAGGGTACAGCGGGAAAATGGGCACACGAGACTCCCAACATATCCAAGTTGCCAGAGAAAGTGAAGAAATCGGCGCATGGTAGTGGGGAATTTACCCCTGCCGAGATTGCGCAAGGGTATAGGAAGATTTAAATGTGTTGTCATGATATTTGGATAGAAGATGATGTAGATGATGATATTGGTCTTGCAAGAAGGCCAAAGGAGGAAGAAGATGGCGAAGAAATGGATACAAGAAGCGATTAGAAAACCTGGTCAGTTACATAAAGATTTGGGTGTTCCGCAAGGCAAGAAGATACCTAAATCTACCCTTGAGGCAGCAGCTAAGCGAGGTGGAAAAGTAGGACAGAGGGCGAGACTTGCCTTAACTCTTAGCGGAATGCATAAGAAGTCAGCACATGGTAGCGGGGAGTTTAGCCAGGCAGACATTAAACAAGGGTATAAGAAGGTAGGATAGGCAGCAAATTGCCAGAAAGGTAGGATCAGTATATGGTAACTGTAGACCCAGTAAGTGGATTGCCACAAGTTGAGCCTATAGGAACAACTAATCAGTCACTCCTCGATAGATTTGGCGCACAGAAGGCTAAGGCTGACCTATTGCTTCATGAGGTGGAGAGTGAGAAGGGGAAGGAGATACTTAATAAAATCCACGCTCACTTGATGGCAAGAGTTAATGAGCTTGTGAACAATGATGGGGAATGCAAGGCGCTAAAGAGGCTTCTGATAGATATGGGTGTAACAATTGATGTGGGAAAGGTTGCGGCAGACAGGCTTGTCAGCCTTGTAACAAAAAAATAATTGACAACTTATTGTGTCTTATGTCATATAGGTAATGTGATGTAGTAGGCCCCAGTGAGGATACCCTACTTTGGCAGGTGAGACCCCGAAAGGGACACTCTGATGTTCATTAAATGTATTCGTTCACAAATAGTGAACATTTCAGCGTTTGCTGAAACACAACTAAAATTTATCTCCGAAGTCTAACGTGGGACGTAATTGCCCACAAATACCAAGGGGAATAAGGAGGAAGGAAATATGGCATCAGCATCAGAAAGCCCAAGCATTAGCCCCAGTGCATCACCCAGTGCATCACCAAGTGTGAGCCCAAGCAGGTCTCCCTCATCCAGCCCCAGCGCAAGCCCCAGCGCTTCGCCATCACCTATCCCTGCTGGAGACGTTACTTACACTCTTCATGGTAAAATATCGAGAATAGGCAGGAAAAGGTTGACATTTGCTACGATTGCTTTTGGGGGTGCGCCAGCATCCTATCCATCTGGCGGGGTTCCATTAACCGCTGGAGAATTGGGGATGAGTAACATTGACGCAGTAGTCATTCTTGAAGCTAATGGAGCGGGAATAAATTATGAATGGGATAGATCGGCCAATACCATTAGAGTTTTCACTACCTATGGAACAGAGGTGAGTGAAGGTGCATATTTATCATCTACCACATTGGAGGTAATGGCAATAGGATTCTAATAAAAGGCAAGTCGTTAGTCTGATCCCCTAACGATTCAAATAATTGGCAAAAAAGGGCTGTACGGAGCCGTACCTTCGTATCAGCCCTTTTTTGTTGCCGAGACAAGTAACATTACCCCAGCAGGCCCCATAACTGGACACCCTACTGGCACTACCCCCTGCAAGGCAATGCAGGATACGGATAAGGAGGACAATATGCCAAAAGTATTAAAGAAGGAGGATTTTCAGGAAGAAGAAACTGTTGCAGAGGATACTTCTACTCAAGAGATTCCATCTGATGCCATGATTGGCGAAGATGGGCAGGTAGTTGAGCAGGAACCCGAAGCGGAGAAGAAGGAAGGCGGCGAGGAACCTCAACCTAAACCTTCAGAGAAAACAGAGTATAAGCATAAGTCAATAGAGGAATATGATAAGGCTTATAAGGAAGCAGAGAGAAAGATGCATGAGGCAACTACTCGTGCAGCTAATCTCGAAAAGGAATTAGCGCAATACCGCAAGCCTCCTGAGCCTAAACCTCCCACTATTGACGACAAGATTACTGAAATTACCCAGGAGGCACTTAAGGCAATCAGCGCTTTGCCTGTCCAATATGATGCGGAAGGTAAGCCTACCGCAGAATCCCTTGCTAAGCGGGATCTGGATTCAGCTATTATTTGGGCCAAGGCGCAGCGCACCATTGCTCGTCTTGAGATAGATGAGAGGGAAAAAGAGACAAGCAACTGGCGAAACACAGTAACTAAGTTGACGAAGAAAGCCAAAGATGAGGGACTTACTTCAGATGATGAGATGGACATGGTAGCTACGGCGTTTGACAGATTATCTGATATTAGCAACTTAGAGGACAGGATTAGTCAGGCCGTTGAAGTTACCAAATCCAGATTGTCTCGCCTGCGGGAAGGATTTACAAAACGTCAGATGCAAGACAAAGATGAAAAGAATTCTCTGAAGGTGTTAGGTAGAGGTTCCAGTCGCAAGGAAGGAGAGAAGACGTCTGGCAGCGATAAGCCCGCTACCATGACGGACGCATTGAGGCAATTAAAGGAAAACAGGCGGGTTAAAAGAGAAGACCTAAAATTCTAACCCGTCTCTAAGGAGGATAGATTATGGCATCATTTACATGGACTGGGTCTCTCGCCACTGGTTATTCGGTGTGTGAAGAGATGTCAAAAGAGTTAAGGTATGCGGCGGTTGACGATTTTGAAATCGCTCAGTTTTGCCGCAAAGAGCCAGGTTTTGGTCGTAAGATGGGCGATACCATCAATATCACCAAAATCAAAAATATCTCTATTCCTACTTCTGCTCTTCTGGATGAAAATACCGACATCCCAGTGGATACCATTTCCATCGGGACAGTTGGTATTGAGGCTAAAGAGCTTGGTAGGGCGGTGCAGTATACCAGTCTCGCACAAGATTTTGCGAGATTCGACCTGGAAATTCCTGTCCAGAGAAGGCTGAAGGATCAGTTGGCAGCAGTCAATGACGCCCTTGCGGCTACCGCTTTCAAGACGACTTATGTAAGGGCAGTGCCTACTTCCGCAACGGCAGTAACATTCGATACTCCGACATTTGCGGAGGTTGCAACCAATAACCTCAACATCACCCATTGTGGCGCCATTCGGGACGCAATGCGATCCACTTATAAAATCCCCTTCTACGAAGCCGGAAACTACATTGGTCTTGGCACAACCAAACTTCTAAGAGGTATCAAGAATGATCCTGATTTTCAGGCATGGAGATACTGGCTGAAGCCTGGCGATGTGCTTTTCAAGTCCGAGGTAGGGATGGTGGAGCAGATCAGGTGGATCGAGATTACCAATACCGATTCACTGGATGAGTCAGTTGGATCAGGTGGAGTTCTTGGTGAGGGCCTTGTATTTGGGGAAGATGGAGTGGCCATTGCTGAGGTTCTTACCCCTGAACTTCGTGCCGCAATCCCTGGTGGATACGGTAGATGGAAGGGAATGGCCTGGTATGGGGTGCTTGGATACGGGTTGATCTGGAATGAGACAAGCACCGCAGGTGAAGTTAGAGTTCTTTACATCACTGGTGAAGCATCATAATTAGTGGTCATATTACTGGCATCTCGTAAGTGGTCATTGATTACTGACCATTGGTAGGTGTCAGTGACAACTAATACCTGACAATTTTTGTCAGTTAAGGAGGAAAAGTTATGATTGGAGGAAAGCCTTTATTCGCTTTTATTGGTGGAGGGGCTGCGGGTGCGGAACAGTTGCTTACCAGCGCTGCCGACATCCATACTTTTACAATCCCCTTCAAATGCAAGCCCATTAGGGCAGGAGTCACCATTACCACTACCGTCAGTTCTGCTGCGTCTGTGGTTGTGAAGTTTGATAGACGACCCACTGCAGGATCAGATACGAGTCGTGGCGATGGCGATGTAGGAACAATCACCATTGCTTCGACTGCTGCGGCTGGGAAAGCCTACTATGAGAACACCGACTATGTTGACGCTGGAACAGGGGAATGGGTTGATTACCTTGACGAAGGCGAGCAGGTCGTAGTTCAAGTAACAACAGCTTCTACTGTCGCAGGGAAAGGAATTCCCTGGTTGCTCGTAGAGTTATTCCCTGAAATGCCAGGTAACAATTCCGCAATGGTGGCTGGATAGTAAGTAGCAATTAATCAAACTGGGGAGGGAAGTGTCATGTGACATTCACCCCTCCCCAAATTTAACCACAGCGACTCGGATAAGGCATATGCGATTACTCGCTGTAAAGGAGATATTATGGAAAAAGGTAAGTATCCTGGATACGGTATTATTTACCCCCAGAAGTCAAAGAAAGGATTGAAGGTTGTAAGAGTTTGGACAGACGGTCCCAAGAGGATTCGTCATGCCGATGGATCAGCGGAGATGCTTGAACCAGCCCCCACCATTTATGAGTTAGTTGGCGGGGCATTTTGTTATAGTTCTGGTCAGATTGTTAACAAGAGAAACCATCTGGAAAACTTGCCAGAAGCCATGCGGGATAAGGCACTGGCATGGTTTGACGCAGAAAATACCGCCATCCCCAAAGAAGCAATCGTTAACGCCCCTCCTCCTAAAGAGTTGAAGCCCCCAGAACCAAACTGGGTGCGATCAGATGAGAGACCAGACATCATCGAAGCTATAGGGGGTGAAGAGGTAGGTGAGACCAATATCGAGAAAGTAGATGATAGGCTCGATAAGGTGCTTGGAGCGATTAGCAATCTCACTACAGCCGTCCTATCTCAAGGGGAAAGGATTGCTAAATTAGAGGTATTACCAAAGAAACTGGGCATGGCTCACAAGAAACAGAGCGCAACATTGAAGGAACGTTGGAAAGACCCGGCCTTTAGAGAAAGAATGCGGGGTGGTGTAAAGAAGGAACAGGAGAACGCAGTAGAAACGGCTCCTGTTGAGTAGGGCGGAGTAGGAGATGGCAATAGGCAAAGTGAAGCGGTGTAAGAAATGTGGGGCAATCTACATTGACCACGATATTTATCAGGGAACGTGCCCAAAATGTGGGGCCAAGGCGTAGGAGACAGTTATGAAGATGGTGGATGTCAAGTTACCCAAAAAGACGAAAAAGGAAATGATGGGCAAAATGCCAGCTATAGAAGAAGGGGATCGCTGGCCGTATGGCTTGAGACTTCACTTTGAGACCGACCAGGTAGACAAACTCCCCCATTTGAAGGACATGAAGATTGGGCAGAAGGTAACGGTGCAAGGAGTTGGAGAAGTTACTGAGATTCGCATGAGCGAGCAGAAAGAGGGGAAGGAAAGTTGGGAAGTGGAAGTGCAACTTCATGAAGTTGGATGCGAAAGCAATAAGCATGAGTCTATGTTGGATGCCATGACCCAATCAAAGAAGGCCCGCACCTTATGATAGTTGGATATGGAGATCTGGCCAGTGCCCTAACTGACCGCTCCGACTTAATTTATTTCGCTTCAGGCGTAAGCAATAGCAACGAGACACGAGAATCAGAATACCAAAGAGAAATAGCATTACTGTATAAGCAAGACAGATCCATGCACCTTGTCTATTTTAGCTCTCTATGCGTATTCTATTCCGATTCTCGCTATGCACGTCACAAGAGGACAGTAGAGAATATCGTAAAAAGTATTTTTCATCCCTACACTATTGTCAGGGTTGGTAACATTACATGGGGTAACAATCCCCATACGCTTATAAATTTTATCCGAAATCAGATCAGGCGTGGGGAAATGCCCAATATCCAGGATGTGTATCGCTACATTGTTGATTTAGATGAGTTTCGGTATTGGATTAATCAAATCCCACCATGGTCGTGCGAAATGAATATAACTGGCCGAAGAATGAAAGTAAGAGAGATTGTGAAAGAATATTGCTATCCATGGGGAAGACGAAGTGGCCTTGCTGAGCATAATAATTCCAAGTCGGAATTGCAAATATGTATCGAATACTGTTGAAGATATTTTCAAAAACGCCACGGGGGAAATTGAAGTACTCGCAATTCTCGACGGGTACTGGCCCGTCCCAGAAATAAAGCCCCACCCAAATCTCACCATTGTTCATAAACCACAAGTTACAGGAATGCGTAAAAGTGTCAACCTTGGGGTAGCACTTGCCAAAGGTAAATATGTCGCAAAATGCGATGATCACACAATGTTTGGAAAAGGGTTCGATGAAATATTACAGAAGGACATGGAAGATGATTGGCTTGTTAACCCCAGTCGATATGCAATGGATGCCGAAAAATGGGAAAGGGGAAGGGGACCTACCGAATATCTCTTCATCACTTACCCCTATACTCCTGACAATATGTATGGCAATGGACTCCATGGCAGGAAGTGGATAGGGAAAGATGGGTTCGGAAAGAATATGGGAGTAAGCGAATTTTACTGGATGGAGATACACAATAAGGATAAGCCCATAGATGACATGATGACGTTTCAGGGTTCCTTCTGGATGATGACGAAGGAGAAGTATCTCGCAATAGGCGGACTTGACGAGAAGCATTGCGATTTAATGGAGAACGAGCCGCAAGAGTTAGGATTTAAGGTATGGCTATCAGGTGGTAGGTGCATTGTGAATAAGAATACGTGGTATGCCCATATGCACAAAAGCGAACGGGAAAAGGATTCGCACGGCAGGACATGGAAATTGTCGTGGCAGGCCATGCGGGAAACGGGGCGCTTCCAGACCTACTACTGGATGAATGATCTATGGCCTCTTGCAACCCGTAAGATGGAGTGGTTTGTGGAGCATTTCTGGCCTATCCCAAGCTGGCCAGCCAACTGGAAGGAAGATAAGGTAAGATTTGAGAAGGAGAACCCACAATTCAATACAAATTTCCGTATATTTGATCCAGACGGCATAGATGCACTGCCCTTTAAGGAGGTATAGAATGAACGCATCCGAACTAAATGCCTATATTAAGGCAAAATTCAGAGTAAAGGGTATATCGACTATCCCTTATGCGGGATGGTTGAAAAGTACCCGTGAAAATCTTGCGGAATTGTTTGCTGAAGCTGGGTTCAAGGTAGGGGCAGAAATAGGAGTTAGGTGGGGAGAGTATTCAGAGATGATAATTCGTAAGAATCCAGGGGTTAAGATGTTTTGCATCGACTCATGGGCACCTTATGGCAGAATAGGACCTATTCGACAGGAGAGAGTATTTAGAAGAGCTAATAAGGTACTTACTCCGCTTGGTGCTACTCTGATAAGAAAGCCAAGCATGGAGGCGCTGGCCGACTTCGAGGATGAATCGCTTGATTTTGTCTATATTGATGCTATGCATGACTTTGACAATGTCATGATGGACATTATTGGATGGAGCAAGAAGGTAAGAAGGGGAGGAATAGTGTCGGGGCATGACTATACCAATTTGCATGGTTGCGGAGTAGTGCCAGCGGTTGAGGGGTATACACGAGGGCATTCGATACTTGAGTGGTACATTACACAGGATGAATTACATAGCTTTTTCTGGGTGAAGCCATGACGGACTTAACCCTCATTTACTATACTGCCAACTTAGTGGATGAGAAATTTGCTAATAACATCAGGCAGTCCCTGCTCTCCTTCGGTCTTCCCATTATCTCTGTCTCCCAGAAGCCACTCGACTTTGGCTACAATATCTGTGTAGGCGACATTGGGGCATCCATCTACAATATCTATAAGCAGGTGCTTATTGGGGCAATAGAGGCAAAAACCAAGTATGTAGCATGTTGCGAGGACGATGCACTCTATAATGAGGAGCATTTCCGACACCGCCCCCCTGATGGAACCTTCTCCTATAATGTTAATAGATGGAATGCCAATCGAGACCTATTTTTCTGGCGCAATAGGGCAAATATGTCTATGTGCATTGCCTCAACTGAGCTAATGGTAGATACTCTTGAAACACGTTTCAAGAAATTTCCCAATCCCCTTAGTAGGGAAAAGGGAGAACTTATTGGGTTTGGGGAGCCTGGAAGATTTGAGGAGCAACTTGGATTGCCTATAGTGGGAATTGAGAGATTTCAGACTCGAACTCCTACTATTGTTTTTAACCATCGTCCCAGCGTAGGAGGAGTAAGAATTATTCGTAGAAAAGATAAGATAAAGCGAGAATTGCCTTATTGGGGAAAGGCGACAGAATTGTGGGAGCAATACTGGAATGGAGGAAAATAGATACCCTACTGACTGGTTTCATTGTGAGCCAGAGAAAGAAGAATTGATGCATGGGTCATATCGCCTACTTTCTCCATGCGAGGTTTTACGACATATTTACCAATTGACCAAAGAGGAAAATGTAGATTTAGTTGAAATAAGGCGTTTATTGCGAATAGCTACAACCATGTCTAAATCTATGGCAAAAAGAATTACTATGCATGAAGGTAGAGGATGGGGGCGGAAGGTGTATCCATTGACTCCCTGGTGGGAAGCTGGTAAACCAGGATGCGTAATGCCAGGACGGAGAGGATAATGCGAATCGCAGTGGTTACTGCCAACATGGGAGATTTCGACAAACTTGTGCCCTACGTTCCGCAAAGTATCCCCTATGATTTCCACATTTTCACAGATGCTAATTTCCCACTACGGCATTGTTCCATGACACCACGACTGCAGGCACGTATCCCAAAAATGTTCGCATGGCAGATGGTGCCAGGCTACGACTATTATATATGGATAGATGCTTCCTTTTCACTACAGCATATTGACTCAGTGAAATGGTTCGTAGAGCAATGCAGTGGAGTGGATATTGCTGTCCTGAAGCACCCCATACGAAACTCCATCAGGGAGGAGGCGATATATCTCAAGCAGAGATTGCAAAAGGAGCGCAAAAATCCAGGCATGGATCAATACGTAACCCTTAGATATGACAATGAATTGATAGATGATCAGTTATCAGAAATTTTTAGCGATAAGGAGTACGTGGACGATAAACTCTACGCCTCTACTGCCTTCGTTTACCGCAATATTGAGAAGAATCGGGTAATGCTTAAAGACTGGTGGTATCATACGTCAAGGTATCACTCAGTGGATCAATTGTCCTTTCCCTATGTACTATTTAAGCACAATTGTATGGTAAAGGTAATCCCCACCGAGCATCATCATGACTTCAAATTACCCTACCTGACACTTGTGAGGTATAGATGAAGATATCCATTGTTATCGCAATTCTGGATAGTCATGAAGTTGTGCGAAGACAGATTGCACATTTCAAGAAAATGGATTTGCCCGATTCGGTGGAGTTTATTTTCGTGGATGACGGGAGTGAGCCACCACTTACTGGCGAGATGCGGAATCTAACCTTCTACTATACTCACGATAAGCGTCCCTGGACACAGGGATTGGCACGCAACCTCGGTGCAACCAACGCCAAAGGGGAATACCTATTTTTTACTGATATTGACCACATCATCACACAAGAGGCAATAGACGCTTCCCTAACATTTACTTCTGATAAGATGGTATTTCCACGCTACTACGGGATTCTCGATGAAAATGGGGATATCGTATGCGATGAGAAGTCTATGCTGGAATTTGGACTAAATCCTGCACGAGTGCGTACCAGAAGAGGACACCTTTGTGGAGGTTTTCATGGCAACACTTACTTAATCCGCAAGGCAGTTTTCAATGCTATCGGGGGCTACGATGTGCGCTTCTGTGAGCAAGGATTTCATATGGGAGGAAGATTTATTTCTGAAGAAGGGCAATTCAATGGTAGTTTTGATAGATTGGTAAGGTTGGGAAAGGCAAAAGAGCAAGTAATAGGCCCTAAGATTTATTGTTATCCTGTGAGTAAATTCAGGACAGATGGAGACAACAATCCATTTGGACTATTTCATAAATTAAGTTTGGCTCAACCTTAATTAACTCTTGGGGGTGATGCAGTTACCCAGTCTTCCCCAGCTATGTCAGCGATGGATACCATAAGGGGATGCCACTGTTTATCGGTTGGGATGAATATGGACAATATGTCATTATGCATGGCTACTACAGTTCCATCGTCGGGCCATGATAACCTTCGCATGACAAAGCCGCTTAGAATTCGGTCCATGGCAATCCCAAAGTTATTAAGTATTGGGGTAGTTGGATGCGTAGGTGATACTTCAAGTTTATAATAATCGTTGTCTGGCATTATTGACTCCTTATCGTTGTCTGACATTATTGACTCCTTTCATAGCGGATATTTGATATGGGAAATATAGCATATAGTTCTAATTTGTCAAGTAAAATTTAGTGAGGGATAGATGGCAAAGGTTGATTTGAGTATCTGCATTCCTGCGAGAAATGAGGTATTTCTTGCCCGCACCGTGGAGGATTTACTCAAGAATATCAGGGGGAATACTGAGATAATCATAGGGTGTGATGGCAATTGGCCTGACCCGCCAATTAACGATCATCCCTTAGTCCACATGATTTATCATAGTACCCCCATTGGGCAAAGGGCAATTACCAACGAATGCGTTAAGCTATCTAAGGCCAAGTATATCGCAAAAGTTGACGCCCATTGCGCCTTCGATGAAGGGTTCGATGTTAAGTTAATGAAAGATATGCAGGATGACTGGACTATGGTGCCAGTAATGCGCAATCTGCATGCATTTGATTGGGTATGCCCAGATGGCCATAGACGTTACCAGAGTCCATCAGGGCCATGCAGAGAGGTAATAGGGAAAGATAAAAGTGGGCAGGAGATATTATGCGGTAAGGCCACCACCATGGATATATGCTGGATCGCCAAAACTAACCCTCAATCTACTTCCTACTGCTTCGACCCAGAACCCCATTTTCAATATTTTCGGGAGTTTAAGTCCCGTCCAGAAGCAAGGAAGAAGCAACTCACCGAAACAATGTCGCTTCAGGGTTCCTTTTTCATGGTAACCAGAGATAAATTTTGGGAGCTTAATTTGTGTGATGAGGATTTTGGATCATGGGGAAGCCAGGGGATAGAGGTAGCAGTAAAAACATGGCTATCAGGGGGTAGAGTTGTATGTAATCACAATACCTGGTATGCCCATATGTTTAGGACACAAGGGGGAGATTTTGGGTTTCCTTATACACTCTCTGGTAAACAGGTTGAGTTCGCCAAGAAGCGGGCCAGGGAAATATTCTTTGGCAATAAATGGCCTCACCAAAAATACCCACTTATTTGGCTTATTGACAAATTTTGGCCTGTGCCACGATGGTCGGAAGAAGACAGGCGACAGTTGCGGGAGGCCAGTAAGTCATTTGTGCCATATAGCATGGAATCAAGGAAAAGCATCCCTCCTCCTGTGCCAAAAGGTGCATCCCATCCCACAAAAGGCTTGTGTTTTTACACAGATAACAGGATTGATCCTACGATTTTTGAAGCTGTGAAAACAAAGTTACTTGCTTCCTCAAATGGGTATAGACTTATTACTGTCTCCTTATCCCCTATCAATTTTGGCGAAAATATAGTATTAAATATGAAGAGGGGATACCTTACCATGGCTAAGCAACAGTTGGCTGGATTGGAGGCGCTTGATACTGACATTGCATTTATGGTCGAACACGACATCCTCTACCCGAAGTGCCATTTTGAATTTACGCCTCCAAGAAAGGATACATTCTATTATAACCTCAATTGGTGGAAAGTGAGGGCAGGAGATGGTCAAGCGCTCCATTTTAAAGCTAAGCAGGTGTCGGGATTGTGTGCATACCGAGATATTCTTATTGAATATTACCGCAATAGGGTAAGATTAATTGAGCAAGGAGTGATAGGAGGACGCAGGCACTTTGAACCAGGCGGGCATTGCAGGGAAGAATACAGGCAATTAACTCCTCATGGTTTTGACACATGGATGTCTGAAATTCCCTATGTTGATATTCGCCATGGGGATGCCCTAACTCGCAACATTTTTGACCCAAGTGGCTACCGAGGTCAGGTGGTGGATTGGACTATGGCAGATGAGATTCCATTTTGGGGAAGATGTAAGGGGCGTTTTAATGAATGGCTGAAGGAGGCAGCAAATGCCCTACAAACGTAGAGACCCTGTGCCAGAAAGGGTCATGGATCGCAAGATTTACGAAGGGGAAAATACCTTGTGTCAAACGATACGTGATATGTATCATATGACAGATAACCAGGAAATAAGACTTAAGTGTCGTCTGGCGATGGCTATGGGGAAAGCTATGTGTGAGAAGTTGTCAAAATACAAGGAGAAATATGGACTCGGCAAACCAGAGTATCAGGATGGGATTTAAGCATCTCCCCAAGCGTGAACCTGCTCCATTAGAGGAAATGGATAAGACGAGGTGGGAAGGGCATCATTCCATCTGTCAAACGTTGCGGGACATTTACCATATGACTGATGATGCAGGATTGAAGTTGAAGTGTCGAGAAGCGATGGCCATGACGAAGGCTATGCACGAGAAATTGAAGCAATACAAGCAAATGGAGGAAGAGCTAAATTTAAAGGAATATAGATACATGGAGGAAGAAAATGTCAACCGTAGCTGATGTAATAAATTGGACAAGGGAAGAGGTGTTGGATGATACAGATAGCCAGAAATATTTATGGAGCAATACGGAGCTTATCCACCTTCTAAATCGTGCTATCAATGAACTGGTAAAGTCCGCTTTACCAATCAGGGATCAGACAACTGAGGCGATACGCACTATCAAGCTTATAAGCAATGTAGGCGTTTATGCCCTCGATTCACGTGTCATCAGTGTGCATGACGCAAGACTGGAGACTAACTCTTCATTTGGTCCATTACTACGGACAACTGAATCCGTCCTCGATAAAACTATCTCTGATTGGCGCAGCACGACAGGGATACCTTCTCGCTTCTGTCCAGGGGCGTATTCTGGCTACTTATCCATTTACCCAAAGTTTGACGATGAAGGCGAGGTAACAGGGGCTTCTAACATTACTTTTAATGGCGTAACCATTTCCCAGGTTGGGGGAGACTTCTCGGACTTCGCAGTGGGTGATGAGTTCTACGTGTCTGGCACAACAAGTAATGACGGCTACTACACAGTAGCCACTGAAGGCACAACCTCGATTACAGTAACTGATGCGCTTGTCTGTGAAGCAAATACCAACGCCATATTGCGCAAGGTGCGAGATACGTTGCTTATGACGGTTAGCAGATTGCCTACTGCAAGATTCGCCGTATCTGATATTACTTCCTTGACAGAAATAACTGACATCCAGGAAGACTTAATAGATGACTTGGTAGATGGGATTGCCAAACGTGCCTTCCTCAAGCCCGATAAGTATACCTACTTTCCTCAAAAGGCAGAATACCATCGTGGATTATTTGAGGAAGCAAAGCGCAATGCCAAGCGGAAGGGAATATTACTCAATAAACCTGATAAGACTTTTACGATACGGTCAGGGTCGGGGATAGGATACTAAAATGGCGTGGTTAACTGGTTGGGCATATCGTAAGAGTATTACATTAAGTCGTGCCTCTGGTGCTGTCACCAATTACCAGATGAAATTGCTGGTTGGTAAGAATGCAGATGCCGGTGCGGATGTTGATTGCAATGACCACTGCCTTGCTGATTTTGGTGATCTTCGATTTACAAAGGCTGATGGTGAAACTCTTCTGGATTATTTTCTCAAAAGTTATTCATTATTTGGTAAATCGTTTCTAAAATATAGATTCAATCCATTGACTTTGCCATTGCAGGGTGCAAATGGGGTTGTTCATCCAGATGTACTCTACTTTGATTCTGCGGTAGATGGTTATAAATATTGGATGGTTTATACTCCATATCCGCCTGATGCAAGTGAAACTCCCTGTATAGTTCGAAGTAATGATGGGATAACATGGGTGGAGACTGGAATTACAAATCCTGTCATTTCTTTGGGTGGTACTGGTGAATGGGATGAGTACCATTGCGCCGATCCATCCATGGTTTACGTTTCTGATTATTCAAAGTGGTTCATTGCCTATGCTGGGTCGAAATCTGGAGCAGGCAAAGAACCGCTGCATAATAATACGACAGTTGGTTTGGCCTATTCGTCTGATGGAAAGAGTTGGACAAAATTGGGAGTCTTGGTTGATGGTACGGCTTCTTATGAGAAGTATTCAGATACAAATGAAAGGAATTGTTATCAACCAAGTCTTACTTATGAAGGTGGAGTTTTTTATCTCTGGTATGTGACGGGGGCTGCGGGAGGAACAACATTTTTAGGAAATAATAGAGGAAAACTTTTATTAGCTACTTTTACTTGGAATAATACAACCAATGTTGTTGAGAACTTTACCAGAGATGGGGGGAATCCAATCGCTTACCCAGCTGAAGACAGCGATTTTAAAAGTGGTTTAGGCCATGTACATGTTTCGCTCTACAATGGCATTTACTATATGTATTGTGTTCGTGAGATAGTTGCTTCTGTGAATTTTGAACTTGCTCTATTTACTTGTACTGATAAGAAGACGTGGATATATCAGGGTAAGGTATTAGCTCGAAATGCAGATTGGTCTTGGGAAGCATTACATATTTATAGGAGTAGTCCTCTTACAGATGCATTAAAGAATATTGTAGTTGATGCAAATAAGCAGTTTACTCTTTTTTATTCTGGGTATGCAAGTACAGGTTATCCACTTATTGGACAAGCTACCAGCGAGAGACCCATAGCAAAATTCTTCATTGAATTTGATTCCATTGGAACAGGTGCAACGACTTTCTATATGTATTATGGAAAGGCAGACGCAACCTCTGTTTCAAATATTATAAATACTTTTATAAAGGGTGATGACGGGGTTGCTGGCAGTTTTACGGAAGCTGTATCTGGAACAGGTGCTTTATCACATGGATCAGGAGAGTATACACTTACAGAAGATAGTACTGACGATTGCGGAATTGCTGGTGCTATTCTTGCCGATTGGGCATTTGAAGCTACTATCAATAAGTGGAACACACACATTGGTGGTACAACCGCAGGTCATCAAAGTATAGTTGGTCTTTTTGATTCAGATACAGTTGCTCACTTAATAGGAACCGCTGCCGTTGCTGGGCCGAAGAGAAGATTTTACTTTATGAGATATAATTCCAATGCTGCTACTAATCCGAATAAGATTTCCGTTCTATACCAAGATACAGGTGGCACATTTCATTTTTGGACAGGGAGTGCATGGACTACCACCGCAACTGTACTTACTGCTAACAGCAACCTTGTGGTTAAAATTTGGTCAGACGGCACAAATTTTCTTTGTGATATTTTTTCTGGTGGAGTCAGTCTTTTTACGTCACCCGCTTCTATTGCCATTGCTTCCGTGAAAGCATTTGCAAGTGGCAAATGTTTAGCTTGGGGAGATTTTTATACTGATGCTTATTATATTACACATAGTATTGATGATTATTTTGTTCGACAATATCTTGATCCAGAACCAGCCTGGGGAAGTTGGGGAGCGGAAGAAACTCCTGGATCGGCATCAATGTCTCCATCTGCCAGTCCATCGCTCTCACCTTCGCCAAGCCCATCGCTTAGTCCTTCTGCATCACTTAGCCCCAGTGAGAGTCCATCACTTAGCCCCAGTGCCTCGCTTAGCCCAAGCATCTCTCCAAGTGAATCTCCCTCGGAGTCGCCCAGCCTATCTCCCTCGGCAAGTTTATCGCCATCAATTTCGCCAAGCGCATCTCCTTCACTAAGTCCAAGCATCTCGCCAAGCCTATCGCCGTCTATATCGCCAAGTCTATCGCCGTCTGCAAGCTTGTCTCCATCTATATCTCCATCTAAGAGTCCATCCGCATCACCTTCTGCATCGCCTTCTTGCTCTCCTTCTATGTCGCCTTCTGCATCGCCAAGTAAGAGTCCATCGGAGAGTCCGAGTCGCTCCCCATCCATGTCGGCATCTCGTTCTCCATCTAAATCACCATCACCGTCTCCTTCCGCATCTCCTTCTCCACAGGTTGCAGGGGATTTCGAGTTCGGGGATTGGGTAAGGGATATTAGGGAAAGTCATGGAAGTAGTTATGTACCAGCAATTTATTATATTTATTAAGGGAGGTAATAACAAATGACTGTATATCATAAAGATTTGACTGATGCCGATCTTCATAGTCCAAAAGCTCATTCAACTTCCCATCAGGATGGAGGAAGTGATGAGATTAGTGTAGCAGGATTGTCAGGACTTTTAGCTGATGCTCAGAAAGTTACGGTAAGAAAGAATAGCGGAGCGAACGTTGGAACAAGAAAAAGGCTTAACTTAGTTGAAGGAACTAACATTACCCTAACAGTTGCAGATGATGCCACTGATGATGAGGTTGACGTAACAATAACAGCTGCTCCATTTTCTACCCAAAATGTGGTTACTGCTTCACGTGCAATTGGAACAGTGTATCAGAACACAACAGGTAAAACAATATTTGTAGTGGTTACTTTGGTATCTACCTCTGGTTGGCAGTATGCTTATACAGACGCCAGTAATCCCCCAACAACTATAGTTGCTGGAGTGTCTTATAATAGTACTGCCTTTACGTTGGCATTTATGGTTTTACCAAATAACTATTATAAGATTGGCACTTCTGGTTCTGCATCTCTAAATTATTGGGTAGAATGGTATTGAAAATGAGAACAATATTTAAGTTCATAATAGAATTGTTATGAGAAAACAATTATAGGAGGAGAAAAATGGCTTATTCCTATTCATGGGACGAGACAAGTCGAGCATTGAGGAATTAGAGTAAATGGCTATTCCAAGACAAGTGATAGATAACTTGACCAACGATGTGATTGACAATGTAGGGAATTCGGAAAAGGGTATGGCCATTGATTGTGGGTCAGGTATGGGAAATGATTGAAAGGTAAATAAAAGAGAATTATGGCTTTATATGTCATAGACAATTTAGGCAATCAAGTTATCAGTAATGCTGGCGATGAGGTGATTATTAGTGCCCCTTCGGCAAGCTTATCTCCATCGGTAAGTCCATCCGAATCGCCAAGTGCCAGTCCATCGCTTTCGCCAAGTGCAAGCCTTAGCCCATCAATATCTCCATCTGTTAGCCCTTCACCCTCGCCATCAGAAAGTCCGAGTCTATCACCTTCTAAATCACCTTCTGAGAGTGCGAGTTTGTCGCCATCCGCATCTCCTTCGCTAAGTGCCAGTAAGTCTCCATCTGAAAGTCCTTCATTAAGTCCTTCAGCATCAGTTTCTCCAAGTATGTCGCTCTCAATGAGTCCCAGTGAGTCACCTTCCGAATCGCCATCGCTTTCTCCTTCAGCATCGCCCTCGCAGTCACCAAGCTTGTCACCATCTATGTCGCCCTCGGCAAGTCCTTCCTTATCTCCATCAGCTTCAGTTTCTCCATCCGCAAGCCCATCCATTAGTCTAAGCATTTCTCCTTCTATTTCTCCAAGTGAAAGCCCAAGCTTGAGTCCATCAGCATCGGTGTCTCCGTCTTTATCTCCATCTATTTCTCCGAGTCTATCTCCGTCAATAAGTCCAAGCGAGTCTCCATCTGCAAGCCCAAGTGTGGCAATAGGTTCTGCATCGCTTTCACCAAGTGTTTCCCCTTCGGCTTCGCCTTCTATATCGCCGAGCATGAGTCCTTCGCTAAGTCCCTCAGCGTCACTTTCTGCGTCTGAGTCACCTTCTGCGTCTCCATCTGTGAGTCCTTCACTCAGCCCCAGTGCATCATTAAGTCCAAGTATTTCTCCAAGCGGATCGCCGTCTAAGAGTCCAAGTATTAGTCCAAGTCTATCGCCCAGTGTTTCGCCGAGCGCTTCGCCAAGCATTTCTCCTTCATTAAGCCCAAGCTTAAGTCTATCCGTCAGTCCATCTATGAGTCCTTCCCCATCGCCATCAGAAGCAATAACGGAACCTCCCTATGCTGGGTGGGTAAGAGACATTAGAATTAATAATGGCACAAGTTATTCAAATGCGTCATACTATGGGTATAAAGGAGGCTTCCTCGATGCCTGATTATAAAATTACACGAGTCTATGGAATTGATAATGTATCTGACCTTGCAACCAACAGACTTCGCAAGGATGGAGCCTACTTCTACGAGATTGAGAATGTGGATATTGATGATATGGGCAAGCCTCACTTACGAGATGGCTTCGGGAGTGCAATAGTATCAGGCACTAACATAAGAAGCCTGTGGGCAAATGACGACATTTGTCTCTACCTGCAAGGCACAACTTTCAAACGACTCAATGCCGACAATACTTCCACTATCCTGATTGAGGATGTGAGTGGTGATGACGATTTTGCCTACACATTTAACGGCAATTACGTCTACTTCTCCAATATGAGTATCATTGGCTATATTGATGTGAGAACAGGATTGCCCTATCCATTTCCGACCCCAACAGAAGATTATAAAGTAAGAATGGTGGGTGGTCAGATACTTGAATGGTATAATAGCAGACTTTATGCAGCTAACAATACCAACCTATTCTTCTCAGATGCCACTATCCCTACTCGTATGGATACAAGAAAAAATGCCATTTCTTTCAAAAGCAGGATTACCATGGTAAAGGCTGTGGATAATGGCATCTATGTAAGCGATAGTGAAAAAGTCTATTTTGAAGCGGGCAGGAGTCCAATATCAGAGTGGGTAGAAACTCCAAAGTTAGATTATCCTGCTATTGAAGGCATGTCTGCGGTATTGGTCCCCAAAGGCGCACCAGCAGCAAGGGTAGCTTACTGGCTTGCGGAAGATGGTTACGTATATGCAGGCTATAATCAGGGGGTTGTAGTCAAGGTGCAGGAAGGACTATTCCAAAAGACTGGACTCACGTCTGGTTCTGCTATTATCAGAAATTCCCCATTTCAGCAATTTTTAGCTATTGGGAGGTAGTAATATGGCAAGTGCAAGTGAAAGCCCATCAGCAAGCCCAAGCGCTTCTCCAAGTTTAAGCCCTTCGATGAGCCCCAGTGTCTCACCGAGTCTCTCTCCGTCTGCAAGCCAGAGTCCAAGCGCCTCCCCAAGTTTGTCTCCATCGGCTTCTGTCAGTCCAAGCAGAAGTCCCAGCGCTTCTCCATCAGTAAGCCCCAGTAAGAGTCCAAGTTTATCTCCCTCTGCATCTATGAGTCCCAGTATAAGCCCAAGTGCTTCTCCCTCTGCCAGTCCAAGCAGATCGCCATCTGCAAGCCCAAGCTTATCCCCATCAGCGAGTATTAGTCCCAGTGAATCACCAAGCAAAAGTCCAAGCATGAGTCCCAGTGCAAGTCCCAGTTTGTCGCCATCAGCATCGCTAAGCCCCAGCAGAAGCCCCAGTATGTCGCCCAGCGAATCCCCAAGCTTATCACCTTCCGCAAGCTTATCACCATCTGCAAGCAAGAGTCGAAGCCCAAGTGAATCGCCATCTGAAAGCCCAAGTATTTCGCCAAGTATGAGTCCCAGTAAGAGTCCATCAATTTCTCCTTCTCCCAGCCCAAGCATGTCGCCTTCGGAAAGCCCCAGTAAATCTCCCAGCGCAAGCCCAAGCCGTAGCCCAAGCGCAAGTGGCACAGCCTCTCCTTCACGAAGCCCATCGGAAAGTCCTTCTCCCTCGCCTTCAATGAGTCCTTCCATGTCTCCGTCTGCCAGCCCTTCCGCTTCCCCAAGCGCCAGCCCCAGCGAAGCTCCTGCTGAGGTATATACTGGAATCGTAATCAACATAAAGAATAAGGCAATCTCTACCTACAGTGGCTTCAACTTTAACTCCATTGCTAATTTTAACGGAAGAATATTGGGGGCTACTCCGACTGGTATTTATGAGATAGGCGGGACAGATGATAATGGAACGACTATATCTGCCAAGCTCAAGACTGGCTCTACTGACTTCGGGACAAGCTTGCGCAAATATTTGCGGGATATAACCTTTATGTTTAGGGCAACAGGCACTCTTACTGTCTACGTCTACCCTGATGAAGATGTAACTCAAGAAGTAAGTAAAGCATCTACAATAACAGGTAGCGTGATTGCGCAAGAGCGGCTTAAGATGCCTACTGGTTTGAAGGGATACTATTTCACAATCCGAATCATGAATAATGATGGTGCAGATTTTGATATTGATAACATGAGTATGCTTGTGGAGCCTATTAAGACATCATGAAGGAATGGCAATTCCAGTATCCAAGCACAGCACTCACTCGAACCGTCAAGGGCGATAAGGTTTATGCGAGTCAATTTCGGGGCGAGGCGGATAAACTCCTCTATGAACTCAAGAATCAAATGAAGTTTAATGCCCTCGGTCAGTTGAAGATGACCCGCTATTTCACAGACGGAACCATCATCACGGCATGGTCAATATTCGGACAAGACTTTGTCAATATTGATACAACTCTGGCGGCAGTGGCGGCTTTGGCGCCTGCATGTGTTATTGAATTTATAAATCCACCAGAAAAAATACCCCCGATGAAGTGGTATGCCCCAGGTCAGGAGATATTTACAAAGGAAGGCGATGTGTGGATAATTAAAGACCCAGAGGGCAATACTGAGGTAGAAGGAGTGGATTATCTTAAAACATATTATCGTCTCAGTTTGACGAATTGTACTACCTGTTCCTCCGTTCTTTCTACTGTATGCGAGACAGATAGTATAAGTTCGCCTGAATGTCATCCCTATACTTATGATGCTTCAAAACGCCTTTATCTGGGTGGGGCTGTTCCTTATTTTCAAGGTCATCCAGACAGTACTCCCCCTGTTCCGCCCGATCCTGAAAATCACCTCATCTACAGTTTCTATGACTCTGGGCAAGCCGAAATTCTAAAGTTTGATCATGATGCGCAAGGTACTTATTTCTTATGGAAAGCCTATACAGAATGGGAAGGTGGCATTTTCTCAAGAACTGGTTTGGGATACCTTCTTTTAAAATTGTTTATCCAGTATGGTGGAAATGAGCTTTGTCAAGTCGAAACCATCGTGAAGGTGGATTGTTGCGAAAAAGCGGCGGATGATAGAAAAGTAGAAATCTGGTGGGAAGATTTTGGGACGTGCTCACCTTTTATTATGTATGGAGATGTTGCACTTTGTAAAATGCCTCAAGATTTAGACCAACCGAAATTAAGGCTATATTCATTATTAAGTCCTTATGACCGCGCTCCCTTATATGCCATTCCTGATATTAAAGGAAGCTGTATTCCGTTTGAATGGACTTTATCTGGCCCTGGAGAGCTTATTGTTCCAGAGAGCGGGTATAAAACGGTTGCTTATTATATTACTAATCTATCAGAAGACTGTCATGATAAAGTGACTATTACTTTGACAGATCGTTGTGGAGTCCAGTATGTTGTTCAAACAGTTGATGCTTGTAGTGGTCAACATGAGCCTCTTTCAATAGGATATACATCGCTGATGATGGAATGTAGCGAAGGCCAAAATTTCTCAGCTAATGGCGGGATCGGTCCCTATGAATGGAGTCTTGCAGGTGGTGGCACACTGACACAAAGCGACGATGGTTCATCTGCGTCATATACAGCCCCTGCTTCAAATGCTGGATGTGCTTTTAATCCTACAATTACAGTTACAGACTGTTGCGGTGACAGTGCGGATATTAAGATAGCCGTAAATTGTTATACACCCGATGAGATTGCCTATAATGAGCAATGGGCAAACTGGCCGGGGATATGTGGATGGGCAGATTGTTATGGTTGTGGGGTTTTGAGGGTATGTGGTATCGGCTATAAATATTACAGCTATCGTTGCGATGGAAGTTTTATTTCTGAAACTCTTGGGCCTGGTTGTCCAGGCTATAATCCTGGAAATTGTGCTCAAGTGACGTTTTCCTGTAACCAATTGGGGGCTTCATGTGAAGATATATTTGGAGATCCATGCGATTACATTACTAATTCTGGAATAAATTGTGGTGCATATCAATGCCAACCACCAACATGCTCCTATGCACATCCTTGTGGCTATACTTGCGATAAAAGAACGCAGGCAATGAAAGATCAAGGTTGCTGTCCCATTAATCCATGGACGGGATTACCATTTTGATTATGAATACCGCAGAACAAAGAAAAAAATGGTATGCAAAGCACAAGCAAGAACAGTTACAGAGAACAAGAGCATGGTATCAAAAGAATAGGAAGAAAATGTCAGAGAATGGTAAGGTTTATGCCATGGAAAATAAGGTTCAAATTAAAGAACGAAAGCATAAATATCATCAAAGGTATTATCAAGAAAGAAAATCAATATATAAAGACCGAAAGTTGAAATATAAATATGGAATTTCATTAAAAGAATTTGAATATCTATTAATTAAGCAAGATAATAAATGCGCTATCTGTAAAAATTCCCTTTCAGATCAAACAACCGTTATAGATCATGAACATTCAAGTAATAAAATTAGGGGAATTTTGTGCCGATCTTGTAATACAGGACTTGGTTTTTTTGGAGATGATCCAGAGATTTTAAATCAAGCGGTGGCATATTTAATGGAATTTCATAGACTGACAAACTTGTAGTATTAAGAGGAGAAGATTATGGCTTTTGATCCATGTCCACACCAAATAACTCAAATAGTATTGAAGGCAGGGGCAATTATTCGACAATTAAAAGGCTTGCCAGAAGAGAAGAATATCACAACACTTTACAATGAAACTGCTCCGCTTCTTGGCATCCCTGTCCGCACCATGAGTTCCAGAGACGTGAACCATTTACCGTCCCCTGCCGAAATGGTAAATGATAAGGGAGCATTTACTATCCCCAGAAAGGACTGCCCAAATTGCAATGAGAAGAATACCGTTATCCTTGTCTCCCTCTGTCCCTCCTGCAAGGATTCCGAGGGTGGCAAGTATCATTCAGCATGGACTTGTCAAAAATGTGGTGTTATAATGGAAAAGTCAGAGAAGTTTCTGACGCAGGTATTGAATGAAATGGGCATAGAAATCCCTAATGGAAGCAAAAAAGCTTTTGGAATCAAGACGATAACAGATGATGGACTCAAATAGGAGGTAGTAAGATGTCAGTAGCTGATGATATTGCCTACAGGTGGGCTATATTTAATCAATCAATGACCATTGTTGATGAGAAATTTGAGGATGGTCGAACCTATGCTACCAGTGCTTTAAGCCAAGCCACTCAAATAATGAATAACATACAAACTATTGCATCGGAATTGAACGCAATAGATGTTGATGCCAACTTAGGAACCATTACCCCTCCTGTTATATCTGATTTCACCGACACCAAGCCTACTAAACCTGATACAACTACTAATTTCCCTACTGCTCCTACTGCGAGTGAACTTGAAGACCTCATCCAGTCCAAGCTTATGACACTTGTGCAGGGAGAGTCACAGGGCATACCTGAAAATATCCAGGATGCCATTATTGCAAAAGATAGTGAAAGAGATGCCTTAATACTGGAAGATACTCTGGATAGGATTAATGATGAGTGGAGTAAACGGGGATTTTCTCTTCCTAATGCCATGTTAATGGCTAATCTACAGCAGGCCATTACTGAACACGGCAATAAACGCACTGACAAGAGCAGGGATATTCTTATTAAGAACTTTGAAATGTCAGATGCTAACATTAAGTTTGCGATTCAGCAAGGAACTGCCTTCATTCTCCAGCGAATCCAGATTTACCAGGCGGAAATTGCTGCTGAAGCCGCTCGTATAGATGCCATAGTTAAGACCTACCTGGGAGAATTGGATGCTTATCGCACATCTGCCCAGGTGCATTCCGCTCTTGCAGATATTGATATTAAGAGTTTTGATACTGAATTGCGGTATGAATTAGCAAGGGCTGACCTGCTCATTAAGAATGCTGAAATTGATATTAAAAACTATGAGGTTATGAAGCAATTACGATTGGCTGCAATGGATTCAATAGGAAGGATCAATTCCCAGATAGTTGCAGGGGCGTTAGCAAGCGTAAGTGCCGCAGCCCATATTTCTGCAAGCAACGCAGCAAATTATAATTACAGTTCAAGTGATGTAGAAGTTGCACAAATTAAGGCTGGTTAGCAATAAGGAGGAAGTATGGCAACTGCAAATTATAAGAAGCCTAACCCGAATTTAGAGAGGCTGATCGCCCTTTTGGGAATTGCCAAGCCTTCACATGGATACACAGTAGCTGAAACTGCCCCAGAAGTGGTAACTGCCCCTGGAGTCTACTTTCCTGCCGAGAATGGGAAGGTGATACCATTAAGGCCTCCTCCAATCCCAGGATTGCCCAAGGCGCCTACTGGTAGAAGTTACTCCATGCTGCCAGAAGCGTCAAAACTTGGAGGAAGTAACTTTCTATGGCAGGATAAGTATACTCCACGACAAAGTGGAGGAACTGTAGCCCCTACTTTACTTGAAATGGAGAAGAAGCAAGGAGGGGGATGGGGACAGGCAGACATTGGTATTGATGAAGATACTAACCCGCCTCAACCTACATCTGCACCCCCGCCACAACCTGTGTCTACGCCTCCTCCTAAGAAAGAACCAGATATTATTGATAAGTTAGTGGAATTTTTGCGCCCTACCCTCAAACTCTATTCTCGCCAAATGGGGGGTGAAGTAACTCCTCTTACTGGTATGGCAGAATATGAAGCCAATGCGAGGAAAATGAGAGGATTGCCAGCATTGGCGCCAGGAGAATCTGCACCGACTGGCATGGCTGCATACGAGGAAGCTGGCCAACATATGAGAGGTTTATTGCCCACTACCCAAACCAATCAAACATCGTTGTCTCCATTTACGCCACCTCCTTTTAAGGAAAATACCCGTTCCCCGATATTTGGGTCAGATCAAGAAATTGCTTACAATAAGAAGTGGCAGGATTTTTCTCGACTTTTCTCACGACAGGGTGGTGGAAGTGTATGGCCACCTACCCCTGAAAGCCTGGAGCTTGCCGAACGAGAAAAATGGGCTGTTCCTGGTTATGCAGAGAAACGATTGGCCGAGGAGCGGGCAAAGGAAGGCACGATTAGTCTCAAAGGCGGGCCATCTATATTACCAGTAATAGGCGTGTTCCCTGGATATGAAAGAACTTACTATGAAGCCCATCCTGAAGAAAGAATGATGGAACTTATCGCTGAGCAAAATAAACCTACTACAGACGCTATGCAGAAGGCTCTTGAAGAAGCACGAACTAAATCGCAGGGATTTGGGTTAATGGGACTAACTCCAAAAAGAGCAGCAGCAGAAAGGCTTCAGGCCAGTAAAGACGTTGCTTCACTCACTCAAGCATTAACCCAAGCGACAGCGAGAGAGGAAGCAACTGGCCCTCAATACCTAAAGGCAATGGAGCCAACACCAACTAAGCCTTTTACTCCTCATTTAGTGCAGACTTCCACAGGAGAATATGTATGGGCTACCCCTGGCGGCGTGCTTCCAGCGGGCATTATGGGAAAGACAACGCCAGAAGAACAAAATGAATATAGGGACTTTATGCGACATGCTAAATCGCCAAAAGAGCAAGGTGGGTTAGGGTTATCTGAAGATGAAGCTCTGAAAGCATGGGACAAAATGCAGATTAATCGCACTCAACAAAAAGCAGGGGCAACAATACAGGGACAGCAAGAAGCTGTTATCAGAAACATTAGTGAAGATGCTTGGCAACAAGCCGTTGAGAGCTATATGACTAAAGGCGTTATACCCTTTGAGTTTTCTCGAATGGCTTATAGATACCCTCTTGTTGCGACAGAAATATATCGCAGAGCCAGAGAGAAGGGATTTACTGGAACCGAAGCTGGAGTTAGGGAAGCCGCATACAAAGGACTTACAACCGAATATCAGACTACGGCAAAGAGAAAGGCTGCAACTCTCTATTTTGAGAATATGTTAAAACAGAATACAGATCTTCTCGAACAAGAGAATTTAAAAGTGCTACGAACAAAATATCCAGCCGTGAACAACATCAAGTTATGGATGCAACATAATGCAGGTAATCCAGACGTGGTGGCATTTAAAACCCAATTAGGTAGGGTTGCTGTAGAGTGGGCTAAACTTACTTCTGGTTCCTTGGGGATGGCTGAAGTTAGTGTCCAGGCGCAGAGAAACATGGATGCCTTGTTAAATGCGTCAACTAATATAGATCAGCTAAAGGCGCTTCTTCAAACAATTAGAGCTGATGCTGGACATGCTGCCAATAGCATCTATAACAGGGAGGCAGAACAGCGAAAAGAAATTTATGAAATGACTAACACGACTCCTCCTGTTGAAAGACCTAAATATAAAAAGGTGAAAATTAAGATAGGCGACATGGATGTTACTACAGATGTGCCAATAGAATTAACCGGGTCTATAAAGGGAGAGTCAGTTGGGAAAGGTCAAGGCACTCCGCAAGCAGCACGCAAAGAAATTATAATTAACGGTAAACGTATCATTGAGGAGGACTAAGTATGCCAAGATATACTGATCCCGAAACAGGTAAATCTATCTCTTCCGATACTCCACTTACTAAAGCAGAAATCGCACAAGCATTTAATATTGCTTCCCCAGCACCAGAGCCACCCGAGACTCAGGTTCCAAGTACCAGATATTCGGAAATACCAAGAGGTGTTGGGGAAAATCTTGTTTCGATGGCTACTGGCCTTGCTTCCCTTCCATTTATGGTTCCCCACATGATTAAATCAACTTACGAAAAATACGCACCGCCTATTGAACCATCATCTTATGAAAAATATGCATCTTCTGTTGAACCCTCACCTGAAGGTTGGACGGAAAAACTGGCTAAGATTGGGCAAGCCATTGCACCTGAGCCAGTAACTCCAACTGGTCAACGAGCATATGAGTTGATGGGAATTCCGTTTCGGTATTTAGGTAAAGCTGCTGAAACAGTAGGAAGATTTGCGGAAAATGTTACGGGTAGCCCTATTGTTGCCACGGGAGCAGACATTGGTGTCCAAGCATTGCCATTCCTGTTTCCTTACGGTAGGAAAGCAATAGAGAAATTCAACATTCCAGAGCGATTATACACAAGCGCTATCAAGCCAGGTATACGACAGAAATTGTCTGTGGGTAAAAGAGAATCAGCAATGCGGGCTGGTGTAGAGGAAGGTATTCTTCCGACTATGGGAGGTTTGGATAAGCTTGCCACTAAAATTGACTCTATTGAGAATCAAATAGACTCCATTATTAAACAAGGAAAAGTTACCGCAAAACCTATCAAAACTTTGGATATTGCCGATAGTCTCGATAGTCTTATTGATATGTATAACAGGTCGGGGATGCCTCCAGAAACTTATGCCAGTATAAATGACGTAAGAAATAAAGTGCTTAGTCAGGGTAATTATATGTCTGCCGAGGAGGCCCAAGCATTTAAGCAGAATACCTATAAACTTATACGGAAAAGTTACGGAGAATTGAGTAGTGCTGTTAACGAAGCACAAAAAACTGTTGCACGTGCGGTAAAAGACGAAATCGCAAAACAATATCCAGAAATATCCACATTAAACGAAAAAGTTGGGCCTATGCTTCAACTTGAAGATGAAATCCAAAGAGCAGTAAAGAGAATACAGAACCGTGATTTGATTGGAATCGGCATACCTCTAAAAACCATGGCTGGAAAAGCGCTGAAAGTTGCTGGTGGAGCAGGCGCTGGATATGCTGCGGGTGGTCCAGCAACAGGAGCCATAGCTGGATTAGTTATAGGCATTTTGGATTCTCCTAAAGTCAAGAGTGCGTTGGCTATTGCTTTAGACAGGGCAAGCAAAATGCTTCCTCCCGTCGAGAAAGGTCTAATGGCTGGAACGATAATAGGAGTGCCACAGAAGGGAAAGGAACTTATACAGGCTCAAGAAGCTATTTCGAAGGGCACGACACGTGGATTATTAAGCAAACCGCAAGAAAAGGAAACGGTTACGCCTCCAGTGAATGTTGATAAGGAACTTATTCAAGCGCAAGATGCTATTTCAAGAGGGGCATCTCCTGATAAGGTCAAGCAAATGTTTAAGCAACGCACAGGGGAAGAGTGGCCAGCAAGGTAACCAGAATAATGGATATAGAGAAGATAGATATACGAATCGTATTGATGCCTAAGAATGAAATGCCTTATGACACCTATGATTATTACCGCCGTTTGCCCTCTGGAAGCTTACTTATTACCATTGCGGATACAGGAAACGCTATCTACAACAAGTTGCTTATAATTCATGCTTTAATTGAATGCTTTTTATGTGAGATAGATGGAGTGAAGTTTGAAGATATTGATAAATTTGACATGGAATTTGACAAAAAACATCCAGGAAGCATGGACGAACCAGGAGAAGACTCCGATGCTCCTTACAAGAAGGAACACCTTATCGCCAATGCAGTTGAGGCATTGATCTGTGCCTGTACTGGAACTTCATGGAAGGAATACAATGACTATTTACAAGAAAAACATGGATAAATTCGGATCAAAGTTACTTCTCGCTTCATTTGTTGTTAAGGGAGACCTTCCCTTAACAAAAAGCAGAAAGATTGTGGACAATATCATTAGTGAGGTCGGTTTAAGAAGAGTTCCAGGCGCAGTTACTTATCAATATCCGCATAAAGGGAGAGGAGGCAATGGATATACTTTTATTCAACCAATCACGGATTCATTCATTGCCTGGGATGTGTGGGAAGATTTAGGAGGAGGATATCTCATTATATGTTCTTGCAAACTCTTTTGGACATCGGTTGTAGCAAAGATACTTAGATCAAATCATTTGAAAATTACACAAACTTTTTGTGAAGGATTATGTCTAGACGATGTTACAGAATTATAAAACAAAATGTGTAACTGTTGTTGATAATGGCCTTTTTGTGGAATTGGCTATTACCCTGTCAAAGCATTTCGGGAAAGTTAATTATTACTCCCCATGGGAAGGCCCTTTCCCAAAATCAAATCAGCGATTAGTTGGATATGGGATTGCGGATGTAATGCGTATATTTGATGTTAGCAGCGTTATAAGCGAGACCGATCTATTTGTTTTTCCAGATATTTATCATGGAAGTCTGCAACTTGAACTTGAGGAAAAATATAAAAAAAGAGTATGGGGAAGCAGACTGGGGGAAAAATTAGAGTTATTAAGGCATGAGGCTAAAATACTTCTCAAAAATGCAGGTATCCCTATTGGAAAATATGAGATAGTGATAGGTCTTCCTAATCTTAGAACTTACCTGAAGTCTCACGATAATGTATGGGTTAAAATAAGTCTTACCCGTGGGGACATGGAATCATTTCATTCAAAGAACTATAAACTTATAGAACCAAGACTTGATGAATTGGAACATAGTCTTGGCGCAAAAAAATTAATCACGGAGTTTATCGTAGAGGATTCTATAGATGACGCTATTGAAATTGCTTATGATGGACCCTGCATAGATGGAATATTTCCAAATAAGACAATGTATGGAATTGAAGTTAAGGATAAGGGATATGTTGGCGTTGTCTGTGAATATAAACAATTACCAAAACAATTAATTGAAGTAAACAAACGATTGATTCCCTTTTTAAAGAGAGCCAAGTATCGTAATTTTATTTCACCTGAAATGAGAATTAGACTTGCCGATAGGATGCCATTCGTAACTGATCCGTGTTGTAGATTTGGCTCTCCGCCTGGAGAATTACAACTTTTCTCTATTACCAATTTGCCTGACATTTTATGGTATGGCGCTGAAGGAAAATGTATCGATCCCGAATTTTTAGGAAACTACGGTGCTGAAATGCTAATTCACTCCTCTTGGGCAGATAAGAATTGGCAGGCTGTACAATTTCCAAAGCACTTGCGGGAAAATGTAAAGCTTAGAAACTTAACTATAATAAACGAAGAATATTATGTTGTTCCACAGAATGTGGGATTACCCGAAATAGGTGCTATAGTGGCTGTAGGCAACACTTTAGATGAAGCAATCGGGAAGGTTCAAGAGTATTCAAGGGAAATAGAGGGATATTATATTGATTTATTTCCTGATTGCTTTGATGATGTGCATAAAGAAATAGATAAGCTTAATTCAATTGGGATTAAATTTTGAGGTAAAATAATGGCGTTACCCTGGATGACACCAGAAATCAAGCGGGAAGAGGAAGATAATCCTTATCTCGTATCTCTGGAGACAGTCAAAAACGTCGCTACAGGTTACGGGCCTGCCGAAGTTGCCTTAAGTATGGTATCTGGGCTTCCTTCTTTTATTGTGGGAGGCGTACATCAAGGTGTAGAGGCAGTCGCTCCTGGCCTACCTGAAAAAATTGGCCTAAAACAGGCATCAGAATTTCTTGCACGACCAGAAATAATCTACCAGCCAAAAACTCAAGCTGGTCAAGCTCTTCAACGCACCATAGCATTACCTTTTGAACTTGCCAGGGAAACTGGGCCGAAGGTTGCTGATTGGGTGCAGGAGAAAACAGGTAGTCCTCTCCTTGCCACAGGCGCTGGAACTGTCGTTTCTGGGGCACCTGAAATCCTAATGGGGATATTAGGACTCAAAGCGATGGCAAAAGGCCCTTCACCTTATCCTGTTACTCCCCCAGGTCTCATTACTCGAATGCCAGAAGGAACTGCGAGACCTGCCATACCTCCATCCTCTACTAAATCCCCAATGATCGAAACTCTTGGTTCTGCTTATGAAACTAATCCTTATGATGTATGGCTTGAAAAACCTATGCCACCTAAAGCCAAAGTTGGGCGTGCAGAACTATTCGATCTTCGTAAAGGTACACCTGAACTGGAAACTACTGGTCAAATGCTTGAGCCATTAAGACAAAAAAATGTCTTGACAGAACCCGAAAGTCGGGTTAATGTGGCACAAAAGAATATTATGGAAACCCCCGAATTGTTACAAGAAGTGCGTCATTATATGCCTCCATCTGAATGGATGAAGGTACCAGAACTAAGTAGAGATGCCCAATTAGCTGCTAAGAAGGTGGGAGTAAAGCCCGAAAATCTCGAATATGTTGGATTGCAAAAATTCACTCCATATTCACAAGATGCTATGCATATGTGGCAGGTTGTAGATGAAACCAGTCCCTTCTTCCAGTCTACGATTGCTGGCCCTACCTTTCAGCTTCCAAAAGGCGGGCCAACAAATCTTCTAAAAAGTGAGAAAGGAAGTCTACAATTAGGCACTCCCATTGAACAACCTCAACTTAGGGCTCCCATTGAACAACCTCCACCTTTTAAGATTATTGAATCTAATACTTACCGAGGCCAACGCAAGACTTCCCTATTTGGCCCTGATGATGGGATGCTGGTGGCAAAAGATACTAAGGGCAATGATATAGGCTATCTATGGTATACTAAGAAGCCAGAAGGATTTACAGTTAACAAGATTGAAGTAGCTCCCAAAAGTAGACGGCAAGGAGTAGCTACATCATTATTGCAACAGGCTGAAAGTGAAATGGGGCCATCATTGGGAGCTACTACCGCCCAAACGCCTGAAGGAGTAGTATTTCAGAAAGGATACAAGATGAAAAAATATTGAGAAAAGAGGAGAAGCGCCCATGAGCGGATTCGAGATCAACATTACTGAGCAGGACTTCAAGCAAAAGCCTGTCCAAGATCAAAACTGGATATTATTTCAGGGAGTAACTGCCGTAAGGCAATGTATAGATAAGATTGATGATGAAGGATGTGAGTTTGCAAGGAAGCGAAGACGAAATGGAACGCTTAAATTACTATCTGCCATAAGTGGTGGATTCACTGTTGCCCTTGGTATTGTCTACACTTTATATAAACTAATCCATGGGTAAGAAGATGTCAATGAGAAAGAAATTAATAATTGCTACCATAATTTTCCTTTTCTGTTTGACAATAGTTTCGGCGCAGGACACTCCTACTACCCCATTTGATAAAATAAAAGCGACCGCATTATTACAACCTAAAAACGCCAATGGTTACTATGTTGCCAAACTCGCAACGACAGAAAGTGGGATTGACATCTGGGCATGTTATTTCCCTAAACAGGAAATGATTGCTATTGTGGCAACGACTAAATTTAACATTCTTGCGATAGAATATTGGGTTAAGGAAAATAGATTTGCTCTATATAATGACGGGAAGCGTGTTGAGATTTCGAAAGAAGATGCCATTGAAGTAGCTCATCAGATGTTATTGGAAGCCTATGGAGCGCAATCAATCTAATCATTCCCCGAAACGCATAGATAAGATAAGGGATAAACTTGTAGTCATTGAAATGCTATCGCATAAGGCACGACATTTACCTGAACAAAAGGAGAAGGAACTTGCTACCCTTGTAACAAATATTGGCAAAAGTCATAAAGAACTTTTCTTGTTAATTAACACATCTGATGAGGCTGGTAGGAAGAAAGGATGGTGGAAGTGAAGCAAATATGGTTATATAGATTTCCAAGCACGTTGTTTGGCACATTTGGCGTATTACTGGATGGTAATATTCCTTTTTGTCTTACATTGGAAAGGGAATGGCTTGACAACCAGAAGAATATTAGTTGCTTCCCGGACGGGGATTATATATGCAAACGAGTCACTTCACCCAAGTTTGGTAATACGTTTGAAATTACCAATATTCCTAACCGCACTGCCTGTCTCTTTCATAAAGGGAATATTGATGATGATTCACATGGATGCGTAATAGTGGGGGAACAATACGAACCAGTATTGGGCAGCTACGGGGTAGTCTCAAGTGGCAAGGCATTTGAAGAATTTCTTGCTCGCACTAAAGACGTGGACGAATTTGTGCTCCACGTAAGGTGGATACAGGTCTAAATTCAAAGAAAGGAGGGAAGAAGTATGTGGTATGTAATAACTTGCATTGTTTGTTTTGTCATTGGATTTGTGGTAAGTTTCTTTGTAATGCGGAACAATCCAAAGTATTTCGGGATTGACAAGATGCTCAAGGCAGAACGAGATCAACTACTTAGCCTCGGAAAAGCTAAACTTGAAGACTTGAAGCAGAAGATTGAAGACGCATTAAAGTAAACCTTGCTTTTTCTGGCAGGGGGCATATTATGTTTTGCCCCTGCCATTCTTTTTCTCATAGAGGTGTTAATTGCTGTCTTTCTTTATAAGCAATTCTCAGCCAATTATCGTTTTTCTATTCATTTGTATGATGATTGGATTAGTCATTCTAATTGCCTACTCCAATACACTGAAAGAATTTCTACAGGATGATAAGACAAAAGTGCTAAGTTCGGGTAGGCTCATGTGTTTCTTGTTGGTTGTCTCCTATATCTACTATTCTGGCTATATTGTTTTGACAAAAGGCATAATTCCCGATTTACCTGTTGCTTTATCTGGGTTAATTGCAATGCTATATGGTCTAAAGCAAGTGGGTCCTAATATCCATATTGGAGGCAGTAATGGCAATCCTGAAAAGTAAGTGGTTCTGGATAGTGGCAATTCCTGTCGTTGTATTTCTATTCTTATATTTTAGTGGCATCCTATCCACTTCCCCCTATAAACAGGAAGTAGATAAATTGAGAAAAGAGATGCAGCAAATGAAGGCAGAGGCAGAGATGCGTGAAAAAGACTATAAAACGTCCATAAGTGAATTAAGTAAGGAGGCAGAAGATGCTGGAAAGCGTCTTGCTGAGCTTCAAAAACGCAATACTGCCCTAATTGCACAGAATACAGAGATACAAAAAAGGAGTACCGAATTGGAGCGAAAATATGCTGACCTTAAGAAAAAATATGATTCGATTGTTGTTCCTACTTCTCGTCCTGATCGCAGGGATTTGCTACGTAGCTTGGGATACTGAAGTTTCTGCCCAGATTGAGACAATTGAGGAAGGAAAACCTTCTCCTTACGGGGGCTTGATTATTGGAGACGAATCCAGCGAGAAGATTGTACGTGATTTGGAGAAGGTTCCTATTCTTGAAGAACGCCTGCACAATCTTGAAGAACAATTGGCTGCCCAAAAGGAATCCAATATAAACCTATCTGAACAGAATGCCAACTTGACGCAACAAGTAGAGATTGCCAAACAACTGCTTGATATTGAAAAGAAGAGGACAGAACTGGAGCATGAGCGTGCTCAATTCTATATTGAGCAGGGAATAGCTAAAGATACTATTATTCAACAACAGAGTGCTCTAATAGATAGGCTTACCAAGGAAGCGAGCAAGAAAACATTTTGGCGATCATTGGCTATAGGTGAATTACTTCTGTTTCTTGGCCTTATAGTAGGGGCTGCATTGTGATCAAAAACGATTTTCTTACATCGCCAGAAATAAGTAAGCGATTAAATATTGATAGAGCCACTGTTTCCAAATTAGCCCAAAAGCATAATCTATCAATAAAGCGATTATCCTATCATGATGTACGCTATTCCTTATCGGAAATTCAACATGCTTTGGGTATTGGTCATCCCAATTCTCTTAATCAGCGATTTGTAGAACCTTTCGCTACAAGAGATTACTGGGCTGGTTACTGGAAGCTTAATTGGGATGAGGCGATCGTTGCGGCTGATGCCCATTCCCCATTCACAAATGAAGAAATCATTAACTTGATGCTCAAGGTAGCCAATCACTATGGGATTAAGAATTTTCTCCATGCTGGCGATTTCTGGAATCAGGATCAGTTTTCCACGTGGTGGGTATCAAAGGAAGACATGGTAGATTTTAACAAGGAGGTTGAGTATAGCAATGTCTTAATGAATGCACTGGTATCGGGCTTCAGTGATGTTCGTTTCTTTCTCGGAAGTCATGATATTCGTATGTGGAAATTATTATATGATCAGGGAAAGGCAACAGCATTTGATGATATTTGGCAATTACTGACTGCCAAGAAACAAATTAAAATATCCTCTTATAGGTATTGCGATATAGGGAAAGAATGGAGGGTGAGTCACCCCAAGAATGTGGTGAAGATTGGGGGCTTGTCTTCTATTAGGTTATTTGCCAAACATCACAAAAGTCTGATATTTGGTCATGGGCATTGGTGGGGACATGAATATGCCCCAGATGGTATCCATCATTTAATTGCTCCTGGGTGCTTGGTGGACAAGCGGAAAGTCCCATATAAGAACATCTGGGATACCAGTCATAATGAATGGGTTACAGGATTTGTGGTCATTTTTGATGGCAATAAGCCGATTCTCTTTAGCGAGAATACACCATGGGGAAAGTTAATAAAAAAATAGAAGAAGAAAAATCCGATAAGCAAATTGTATTCGAGGCGTTGGAGAAGGCGATTGAAGCATTCGAGAATCATGTCAATTCATACAATATTGACTCTTCTTATTTTGCTCTTCGCCTTACGTGCTGGATACTTGGCTCTGATTTTGCTCCGCTTAACAAAATCGAGATAGACGAGAGATCAATGACAGATGGCAAATACCATGAAGGGGAGAAATAGATAATGGCATTGAAGTCAGTGGAAGGCCGAGGTGTAGCTATTAAACACTGCCAAAACAAGGATGAAGCTCAAGCTCTTTGCAATTTCCTTTGGAACGAGATACAACGCCATAAAGAAGATATCCAAGATGCTGAATTAGATTTACGTCAATTAAAAGTGCAATGGGGAGTAAAGCCAATACAGGAATTGGTATTTATGAAGCCTTAAGAAAGGAGATAGTTATATGAAAGTAGCTATTATAGGCACTACAAGTTACTTGGTTCGCATGTTAATGCATAAAAGAGAATTAGAAGCAAAAGGACATGAGGTTCGCCTCCCCGCTTTCGATGATGATGATGGTTATGGTGAGGGCGATGTCGAGCTTGGTATCTGCCTATATAATAAAAGTCTTGTACAATGGGCTGATGAAGTGCATCTGTTCTGGGATCAGCGCTCATTTGGCACAATGTTCGATCTGGGAATGTGCATTGCTTTAGACAAGCCTGTTAAGGCAATTTACATTGAACCCAAGACATTTAAGAATGTCATTCTCCAGTGGGAGAAGCGATGCATAGTAAATTAGGCAGTGATGCATAATAGATGATTAAGAAAGGGAATAAGTAAAGGATGACAAGTGATATTCCTCTGGATGCTGATCATTTTCTCTTCCAAGTTCATGGAAACCTACCTCGTGAGGTTGGGGACTTTCACTACCCTCAGCAAACGAGGGAATATCTCCATGATACTCGATGGGCTGGACGAATCTCTGGGACTTCTGGCTCTTGCCCTACTTGTGGTGGACCTCTTCTACCTTCCGTTTTCCCTCTCCTATATTGCGGGAAGTGTAATTGCTACACGTGCGATAGCCATGCGATGGCCAAGGTTCATCTGGCGAATAATCAGGCCGAAGAAGAAAGTCTCCCGTAAGAAGATACCAGTTACGACAGCATGAATAGTATATATATCCACCAAGCCAAGACTACTCCCAACCAAAGTGTAACTATTGTTAATATAATTGCCAACATTAGTGAATGGTTCATATAATCTCGCCTAAAATGGCACGTATCTCCTTCCCCCTGCATCAAACTCCATAATGGCATCTCCCCATGCATGATAATAAAGGTCTAATTCTACCTTCAAATATTCTTCATCTTCACACATCACCGCTACATTTATTCCTTCCTCAATCTCCCTAATCTGTCTCCATACCTTTGGCTTCTTTTGAATAATCCATTTAAGAGTATAGGGAATATAGATTCGGTTAATGGCCTGGATAGTCTCTGCAATTATGTCATGCTTGAATAATTCGTGGAGATATTGTTCTCCATATTGTTTCTTAAATGCATCTACATTCATTGTTGTCTCCATCTTATTTTATAGGCTTTACAGTATTTACTTGAATCTGAATCAATGTAGTTCTGTAAAATGTAGGTTCTTCCTCCAACGTCTGTTTCCATAATTCTCTATTTTTTAGTTCTTTATTAGTTAAATTTGTCTCCACCTCAAGCACCACATACTTCCTTTTGGGCTTCATTTTACTTACCTCCTCTTAGGTTGTTTTAACAGTCGCAAAGTTTATCGACCCAATCACTACTGGCAACTTTCATTTCTTCCTGATATCTCTCATCTTCGCAATACAAACATAGCCACTCATTTCTATTGGCAAGCATGTCAAAATCTGAGAACCACTCCCCACAGTTTGAGCATTCCCAGCAATCGCATAAGGGCCCTTCTGGCACAAAGTATAATTCACCGCAACATGGACACTTTTTGTAACTACCTTCATCGAAATTAGTCATGGCAAACTCCTTTCATTAGAACATCCTGCTAATTTTTAAGGCAAAAGGAATTAACTGAGTAGCTACCCAACCCCAAAATGCCAGTAAACAACCGACCATAATTATCAGACCCCAATTCCAATTTCTCATATTGTCACCTCCTGTGAATTTATTAGACTTTTTTCCTCCATCTTGGAGATAACCCATATTGTTTGATGGACCTGCTTATTGCCTTATCCAATACACCTTTTTTCTTTGCTTTTATTAGAGCATGTTGAGCACATTCTTTAGCAATCTTTAAAAATCCAAATTCAGGAATAATTTCCATTCCTGTCTTTCCTTCCGAAATATGATAATACTTATCCTCTTTATGGCAAAATAGATCAAGGTCTTCAAAGCCTTCAATTTTAATTCTATGACCCTTAACCTTTTGCCATTCACCGTTCTCTAAATGGATATAATAACCTTGCATTGTTTTCCTCCCTATATATTATGCTTTATGCAACGCTTCCCATGCCATTTTCGCCAACACCTTCCCTATCCCTTCTACCTTTCTCCATTCTTGCTCACTTGCACCTATCATCCGGGGAACAGTTTCAAAATATGCTTCTGCCTTAACCGCCCTATCCCACCCAAATCCAGGCAGGTTTGCGGCAAACTGCACTGGCCAGGATGGTTTATCGGGTCGCAATAATGCAGTCTGAATACTGCTATAATGCTGTAGATGACTTTTATGTGCTTCCCATGGCTTACTCCACCAGGCATACAATATTTCCGCCATCCGGGCAGTCTCCTGCATATTCCAAGAAGAACGCAATTCTATGCCTGCTTTACTCTCCAGTGTAATCAAATGTTTCCATATAGACGAATAATTAAATCTATTCCTTGCCGATTCTGATGTAGAATAATCCACCTTCTTCCATTTACCATGCTTCCATTCATTTATCTCGCCTGTCTTCTGGTTCTCACGTATAATGCCTTCACACACCAGATAAACTTTATGGTAATTATCCAATAGCCCCTGTACCTGATGTCCTACGAGTCTTCCTGTCCTGAAGGAGTTAATGAGGTCTCCCCATGTTTTTCGCTCAATACCAATCTGGACTTTTCCATTTGGCCCATTTCCCTCAAATGCAATATCGGCATAGTCGAGGTGCACTAAGATACTGTCCTCTATCAAGTCAGCAAGTTCCTTACTCCCTACTCTATCATCAACATATATCATACTTCTGGCCTTAAATATATTTCCAAAATCCTTTGGATATAAGTGTCTTGCTCTTCCATATAAATACCTTGATTTTGTTTTCCATGCGGGCGTTCCTTGCGTGGTAGTCTATCATGCCATTTCTGCAAATCCGACAACTTAGGCTTTTCGCTCCCGAAGGCCCATACAAAGAACTTCTCTTGCTCCTCCTTACCATTAAGCTTTCCAATAATCGCTTTCTCAAAGAAGCCAGACTCAAAGTTACCAAGATGATCCTCGCAATAGGCAAGCCCAACACCAGTTACTGCCTCCATATCACAGAAGCTACACTTCATCACTTACTCCTTTCGTCCTTATCATTTCCTATGTCTAACTACTCCCAGTTTTCGGGATCGGTATCGGGATAGACTTGCGAAGCCAGAAATGGAAATGTATTCATAGGTTCATTATACTTATTCCCTGCTATGTCCATGTTCTGGCGACAATCCTTTACGCTCATTCCGAATCCTTCCTCCTGACTCCACCATGTCACAAGGTTAATCTGAACAAGATAGCCAATATCATTAAATCCTGCACGCTCCATTTCCCCTGTTGCCTTATCATTTACATATTCCTTCTTGACTTTATGAATAATAATAAGGTTCTTGTCCGTTTCATAGACACGTTTAATGAGGTCTCGGAATTCGGCATTAACAGGGCCATAATGATGGGGCATAACCTGCGTTAACTTCCCAAGTCTGGCTAATCGCACTAATTCCCAAGCCTCAGTTCCTGTATCAATCACAAGACTCTTAACCTCTTTAGACGCCAACCCCATTTCATAGGTAGCTTTAAATTTCTCCCATAGCCTCTCATAATCCTTTTGGGAAGTTGCATCCCGATAGTTAAACGTTTCAATGTCCCCATTTTCTTTAATTGGCAGCAGAATCTCCTTTGTGCCTATTACCTTATCAATTACTCCTTCCATACCAGGATCGAGAGGAAGATAGACAAGGGGGCCTGGCGCTGATAATCCAAAGGTAGTTTTCCCCGTCCTTTCCTTGCCCTCGACTGATATTAGACACCGCTTCGCCCTACTATCCTTTTTTGCCTTTACAAATCCTTTGATTATGGCCATAATTACTCCTTTCTATTTTTTAGATGTTTCTTAAGTAGTCTCCCCGTAATTGGTTATTTAATCTTCCATTTCAAACATTTCTGCAATAGTAAGGGCAAGTGTTGCTGTCTGAATAGCTTTCTTCACTACATCATTTTTAGTTCCATTTCGATATTCATATTCCCCAATAGCTTTAGCTAATTCTCCAAGTTCTTCAGTAGTATAAGTTAGCCATTCAAATGAAGAACGAGATTGGATGCCCCATTTAAGAAGTTGGTTACTTTTTTCATCTACTACTTTTTTGATAATCCAATGATCATTTTTTAAGCATTTATCAATATATTTTTTCATGATAACCTCTTGTGTTGACGGCCAATAGCCAAGGAATTTATAAGATGCCGATCTTACTTCCTATAAACCCTTGTTTACCTGTCGGCAACGATAAATCTATTGGCCGCCAACCCTATTCTATATTACTGACTGATTATCCCTTTCTCATACGTCCATGGCCCCAACTTCAGCAGCTCTTCATCTTTCGCCGTGATCAACTGAACGATAGAGTTAATTTTGGTCATGGATTCTTTGCCCGTGCCAAGGGTTTTCTTGAGTCGATTGAATACCTCGCCAGCAAGCTTCATTTTGGCAATGCCATTTTTATAATCTGGCAATATCTCCAAAATGATGGAAGTGGCTTCGGATGTCAAATCATCACCAGCAGACTTACTACCTTCTTGATCCCATGGCAAGGTTACAATGGCATCCACCACAAGGACATCAGCGGCATACTTCTTATCCTTTTTTGGTTCAAGCCCCTTTCTCTCTACGTCAGGGACTCGCACCATATCACACACCATGCCATCCAATACCGATACATCATCAACCATTTTATCCTTTGGGAATTTGGCTTCCCAAAGCGAGGTCAATAGTCGGTAATACTTACAGGACTTGCTCAACTTGGACATTCTCCCGACCTTAAGAAGCCGTTTCCCATCCTTTGATGGAATCCATTCGTCAAGCGATCCGCATGACCAATACTGAGTCACCGTTTCCCCATCTTCTGGCTCCAGATCCACCGCAAAGGATGGTGTCTCTGGTCCTGCGCCATTGTAATCAAAAATCACAAACCTGGGATTGTTCCATTTAAGCCTTCCCTGAATCAATCCCCCACCTTCCGAGAAATCATCCTCACTACTAAAACTTGCATATTCTTCTTTTGCCATAATACTTCCTCCTTTGAATTTTGTGGATTGATAAACTTCCTTCTACACGCTTTGAATTTAGACGCAATTGCCTCCTTTCTGCGGACAATGTCCAGTAAAAACTTAATGCAATTCCTACCTCCTTTCACTTAAATTTATCTTTTTTTACACTTGCTACAACGGCCTTACAACAGCTTTTACACATAAAATTGCCATTTTTACCCTAAAATTGTAAAATCAAGTGTAGCCTGTTGTAGAATGAACAAATACAAGCACTTGAGCGTTGTAAAATTAAGTGTAGTCCTATTGTAGGCTAATTTCTCATCAAAGTGTAAACCAAAGTGTAGCCCTTTTTGAAAATTGACCAAAACATTAATAATTTCCATAGCTTAAACCCTACACATGCCTACTTTGGAAACTTGCCTAAATTCCTTAATGATTTCAATAACTACGCCGTTACAACGGCCCCTATATATATATAAAACAAAAAATTCACGGGTTACCTTCACACCCTAACTACAACTACTTTCCTTTGAGGGAAAGTAGTTGTTTGAAAGTTAGGGCGTGAGACGCAAGGCTTAACCAAAAATTGCATTTTAGACATATTTTTTAAAGCTTACACTTATCCTGTAGTTTCTTAATTTTTTGAAGCCACCTTGAAATAGTCTGCTGCGTAACTCCAAATATTTTTGCTATTTCAGCCTGGGGAATGCCTTCTTGAAACAATTCCATACATTGATATAACCTTTCCTCAAATTCAGCCTTTTCGAGCTTTCCATTATCATTTAACGTCAAATAAAGGGGAAATTTAATAATGGGAGTATCAAATCTATGTTTCCCCCCAATCCCAAGCCTCCTGATTGTGCTTACTGTATTGGCGACTGAAATCTCCCGCTCACTGCCAACTTCCTCGACACATCCATACATGAGCACTTGATCGCATAGGTCGGCAAGCGATGAGCTACCCCTAAAATCTCCCGTTTTACTCTCATTATGTATTAGGACGATGGTAGAATCGCCTCCCCGTATAAATTTTAGCCTCTCCATCAACAAGGATACGTCCTGAGAAGAGTTTTCATCAAGCCTATGGGATGACCTTAGGGAATCAATAATAAACAGTCCTGGGTCAAATACACGATAAATCTCCCACTTGTCAGTGTCTAATCGGTAAGGAGGAGGAATATTATCAAGATGCCATACTTTTAGGTTAGATGATCCCCCAATTTTCCGGACCCTGTCCACGACAATTGACAATGGATTCTCGAAATCTATATAAATTACGGGCATTTTTTCCACTTTTAGGCCAAATATTTCCTCGCCATTGGCTACTGCTGTAGCCATTTGGAGCATTAAAAGAGACTTGCCAACCCCCCCTTCGGAATAAATCATGGTATTGGCGTGTTTGGGGATGATACCCTCCACTACCCACTCAATTTCAACGTCAAATGTCTCCAATTGCTTGGAGGTAGGAAGGCATAGGTCATCTACATCTTGGGCAGTAAATTTCTTTTTTTGCATAATTTAAGAATCTATTGACCCTTCTGGTAAGATTATTTGTTCTCTTTCTTTTATCTCCTCCAAAGAGAAGTATTTTATTAATATCTTAATTAGAGCATACAACGTCAAGTCAGGCCCTAAATTATGTCTGTCTTTCTCAAGTTGTTCTAATTCTTGAATAACGTTCATCTTACATTTACTCCATCATAGTTAATCTAATTAAATTTGCTTTATTAAGAGTCCCAACTTCTCCCTTTATGATTCGAGTGCTCCCACAATTTCCACATTTAGATTTTTCATCTGTCAACGATAATCTAAGCTGCAAACAATTCTTGCAGAAATATTCAGAGGGGGATCCTTGCTTACTACTCTTTATAATTTTAATTTTCATTCCACATCACCTCACTTTATTCACTTTTCTTTATTTCGAGATAAGCCCATGCATGATCAAGATTCATTGGTGCAACTCGTATTGCTACAGCTTTATCACCTTTTTTATGCAGGTTTAAAACCGATTCGAGATAGACTTCATCTTGATCGTTCTGTGGAATGATTTCAATGCTTTGTTTCTTAAATTCTACTTTCATTCCAAATCATCTCCTTTCATTTAGGCAGGTCGGGCAGGCTGCCTTTAACTCCTGCTCGTAGAGCTTTTAATAAGCCTCTCGCTCTGGCTACTCAACGCTTGGCGACTTTCGCCACCGACCTGCCTCTTTTTCTTTAGGTAATGTTTCTTGAATAAAATTATCTACTGCTTCTAAATTTTCTTTTGTTGGGTTCTGAACGGCGATTTCAATTAATCTTTTAATTTCTTTCCAAATTTCACCTTCTACAATATATTCTTCATAGCCCCATTTATTGTTTTGCATAAAACCAGCTCGTCTTTTGTCATTTGGATCTAATACATCCTGACAAATAGGTAAAATTCCAAGCCAACAATGATTGCTATCAAAATCAACATCTCTCCAAAACCAACCTATATAGGGTATCGCTTTACCTCCAAATGATTCATAGGGCAAATTATCTTTTCCATCCCAAGAGGCTATAATTTGATTTATCTCTTCGCTTTTCATTCTTCTCTCCTTTCAATAAGGTAGGTCGGGCAAGACTTGTCTCCGCTGATAGTCGGTATTCCCGTCCTGACATTCATTAGGCTATCAGACCACAGAACGCCACCAACCTGCCTCACTCTAAAAGTGTTTTAAGCACCTTTACAACTTCTGGAAAATTCTCCTCTATCTGTTCCTTCGACATTGTCTTTATTTCTTCAATTTTTTCTTTCCACTTTTTATTAGGCTCAAAATCTTCTTTAAATACTTTCAACCATTCTGCACCTTTTGGTATTGAAAAGTAAAAAGTTGCATACGTGCAATCAAAATCATCATCTTCATCGTATTTATAATTTGGGTGAGATCTAAGATTTGCAATAGTTTCTTGATAATATTCTCTATTCCCACCTCCCAATCTGGTGTAAATAGCTATTTCATCATTCTTTGTAACAACAGCGTTTCTGAACCTACCAATATCTTCAAGTGTCAAATTTAACACTTTCAATAAAATAGAATATATTTTGTTAACTCCGAACATCATGTTATAAAGACTCATTTCGCTCCTCCTCATCGTTCTTTATCCAATACCAAACAAGCAAGAAAGGATAAACAATTAAGACGGGAATTCCAACCAGACAGAACAATAACCAACTTGCTCTAATGTCCTCTGCACGCTTGTGAATGTATTGTTTCTTACGTGCTTGTTCAATTTCACTTGCTTCCATTTTTCTCCTTTCTTATTATTCCAATGGTTCTTGCTTATTAAGAACAGGGGTTAGTGGCGTATCACAATTAGGGCAAGTCTTCGGATACACCCTGTATGCACCAGCTGGGAATTCCATCACTGGATATGGCTCACCCCTGAATATGACTCTACACTTCGGACAAATTAGATAGAAACTAATTACTTGGCATCCTAAATAATCA